TCAGAAAGGAACAGAAGCTGGTGATGCTTTTGAAATGTACACAGCTCTTAGTTCCGGTACTGATTTGCCTACCAATAATCAATTTAGAACTGCTGTAAATGAATATACTGATGCTGCTTATCCACCTCATGTTGAAAACGTTCGTGCTTATCTTCGTGATGATGAATATGCTTCTTTAGTTAAAAGTCTTGGTGGTGATGAAGCGGTTCGTTCTCTTGGCGTTCAAATCGGTAAAGAGAATGGTATGAATTATGTTCAATTGCCTCGTGCTTATAAAGATAATTTATTCATATTTTCTAAAGCTATTCGTGATGCTCGTAATGAAAACACTTCTTTCTTTAATGAAATAGGTCGTTCTTTTGATGCCATGACAAGAGGATTTGGTCTTGTTGATTATGATAAAACAAGATATTTTGCTAATGTTGTTACTCTTGACAAAGACGGAAATATATTTCATAAATTAGATACCAATCTTCCTACTCGTAGTTGGAATTATGGAGCTAATACAACTCTTGGTGGAGTATTAAATAACTTTGCTGATTTTGGTGACAATCTTAATCAAAACGCCGAAGCTATTATTCAACAAGAAGTTGCTATTCCTACTCAATATTCTCCTAATGCTACGCCTGCCCAAGCACAAGCTGAATATAATATCAAACATGGTATTGGTAAGCGTGAAGACAACAATGCTATTATGAATATTGAAGATGAACGTTTCTATCAAGGCATCGGCAATATTGATTTAACCCAAAGTCCTAATACTTATATCTACGATGAAGATTTGAATACTTATCGTGAAATGGATACGGAAGAAGAACTTAAATATACTAATCTTCTTGCTAATGCTAAAGAGAATGTTGTTACTAAAGGTATAACTCCTTTTAATAATTCTATTCAAGCTATTGTTAGCGTCAAAGACCCAAAGAAGCCTAATGACGCTCCTAAACGTATTCGTTTTGACCTTAATCCTGTTATGACTAAAGAATGGATGCAAGATACTAATATTAAAGCTGGTATGCGTACACAAAATCTTCGTAGTTATAAACAGCAATTTAATATTGGTAATAGTCCTTATGATGCTAATATTGGTAAATATCGAATTACTCCAGACCTTGACCTTGTTAATGTAACAAATAATCAAGTTATTCGTAGTCTTAATCCTATGGAAGCTCAAGACTTGATTGAAAAGAGTATTCGACTTGAAGATTTAGGAGATGCTTATGTTACTGGAAATGCTCCTAATACTGCTTATACTCAAGCCATTATTAATAGTATTTCTCAAGCATATTCTCAATATCTTTATGGTACTACTGATTATGCTGGCAATATATCAAATATTATTAGTAGGAACTTAACTAATTATAGATAACATGAATGTATTAAAGTTTTTACAAGAGGGAAATAGAGTTCCAAATCCTGATTATAATCCTAAAACTAAAAAGGGGGCACTTCAGCCCCCATTTCTCGTTAATACAGATACTGAGGGCAGTAGTACTACTGGACTTACAAGACAATTTACAGAAGGACTTAGTTATCGTAATGCGCCTATTAATCTTCATCCAAAAGATTATGCTCCTTACGATGTTTATGTAAATAACTTTGATGATGAAGAAACTCTTAATATGGAGCGTGCTAAAAATCAAAGTAATGTCGGTCAAGCTGTTTATGCTCTCGGTAGAACCTTAAATACTATTACTGTTGGAACCGCTGTTGGTACGGCTGATTTAGCCGCTATTTTAGTAGACGCTTTAGATGAGGACGGTTTTAATTATGAACGCCCTAAAGTTATTCAAGCTTTATCTGATTTCAAAGATGCCATAGATGCTCGTATGCCTCTGTATCGTGAAAATCCAGATAAAGCTTTTGACGTTGCTGATATGGCTTGGTGGGCTGAAATGGCTCCAAGTATTGCTACATCACTTACTCTTATGGTTCCTGGTGTTGGAGTTACTAAAGGTTTGAGTGCTGTTGGTAAACTTCTTAATCTTTCAAAGAACGCCACCAAAGCTGCCAATCTTCTTAATATGGGACAGAAAACTCGTGACGTTATTGCTACTGGTGGTAAGCTTCTTACTCAAGGTGCTACTATGCGTTTGCTTGAGAATTATCAAGAAGCTATTGGTACTAAAGATAATGCCAAAGAATATGCTTTAGGTGAACTTCAAAATATGACTCCTGAACAGCGTATTGAATTTAATAAAAATAATCCTCAATATGCTGAAATGGATGATAATTCTATTGCAGAAGATATTGCAACCAATGCTGCCGATGTTACTTTTGCTACTGACTGGTGGAATATTGGTTTTGATGTTTTTCAGCTTTACGGTTTACGTAAACTTGCAAGTGCTCCTTTGGCTGTTGGTAAAAGTGCTAATCTTCGCAATCTTAACGAAGCTGTTACTCGTAGATTTGGAATGACTGCCGCAGAAGCTGCTGATGATGCCGCTCGAGTTGTTACTCGTCTTGATAAAGCTAAGCAAGTTATGTCTAATCTCGGTTATGACATTCTTCATGGCGTTCGTAATGAATGGACAGAAGGTGTTGAAGAAGCTGTTAACTATGTTGCTTCTGAGAAAGGTATGGAGCTTGCTCGATATGTTTTTGATAAAGATACTTCTATTAAAGATTTTACTGATTATCTTACTGACCCTCACATGTGGGAAAGTGCTTTTTGGGGAGTTCTTGGTGGCGTAGTTTTCAGTGCCGGTGCTGAAAGTATTGGCGGTCTTTATAATCGTAAATTTAATAAAGAATTTGTTAGTGCTGAGAAACAACGAGAGAATGAGATTAATAATCGTGAACTTATTGCTCAACAATACCAACAACAGATTAAAAAGATTAATGAAGATAATGTTAATCCTTTTGCTACTGATGAAAACGGAAATAATCCTGTTATTGCCAATAACTCTGAAAAAGAATTTCTTTTAGAAGTTGCTCGTAAACAATATACTTCACAGCTTGTTATGAATGCTGTTGATGTTGGTAATGTAGATTTTCTTGAAGCTTATCTTAATAGCGATGCTGTTCGTAAAGGTTATAAAGAACGTTTTGGTCTTACTGAACAACAAGCTGCTCAATTCCAACAAGATGCTATTACAGATGTTGCTGCTGCCAAGAAAGACTATGTTACTATGGTTAATCGTGCTATGAAGAATGGAGCTAATTTTAATATTGCTCAAATTATTGCACGTCAACATCTCAATAGAAAGAATGTTGCTCATTATAGAAAACAAATGCTTACTGCTTATGAAAATCTTTATAATGAAGAAGTTGCTAATGCTGGACATATAACTCCTGAATATGAACAAGCTATTGAACAAGATGTTTATGAAAATCAGCTTCTTACTCTTCGTAATCAGCTTGTTAATCTTCGTCTTAGTGAAGATAATTCTTCTAATCAAGAATTAATTGCTGACGTTCAAGCTAAAATTAAATATCTTGAAGATAATCCGCCTATTGGTTTTACTGAACAAACTGACGATAGTGTTGCCAAAAAAGCTAAAGAATTTAGAGATTTATATAGTAACGAATATGATATTACTTATAATCTTTATAATCGTCGTTTAAGTAATGCTATTGAAGAAAATACTGTTAAAGATGATGATAAATCTCTTAAAAAGCAGATTAAGCATTATAATAAGTTTTTTGATAAAGCTCGTAAAGATATTGTTGATGGAGCTTTTAAAGATTTGGAAAGACTTTATGATAAGTATGGAGATAATATTTTTGATAGCAATAATCTATCAGAAGAAGATGCCCGTACTTATGATAAAGTCAAAACTGTTTTTACTGCTTCTGATATTAATAATGACGAGATGTATGCGTACATTGATGGTCTTCGTAGACTTAAAGAAATACAAGACCAGCATGACGCTTTTAAAGAACCTGAACAAGAGCCTGGTGGTACGAATTTAAGCGAGGCAGTAAATGCTGATGCAGCTCAACCCTCTACGGGGCAGGTTAATGGTACTGCGTCTGAATCGTCTGCTGCGCCTGTATCTGCTCCTATTAACAACGCTGCTAATCCTGCCAATCCAGCAGATAATACCAATCCTGCCAATCAAGCCGATACAACTGAGCAATCCCCCGTAGAGGATGGAAACAAGCCTCAGCCTGCTGCTGTTCCTGTCAATCCACCTGCGCAACCCGTTTATGATGATGTTGCTGTACATGATTTTCTGCTTGAATGGTTTGGTACTAATATCGAAAATCCTGAAACTCTTACCGCCGATGATGTTCAAACAGCTTATTCTTCTTTTATTGCTGCGGCTAAGTCTGCTGGTATAACTAAAGAAGATGCTGATATTGCTTGGAACAATCTTGTAGGTGCTATTTACGGAGATTATGTTGTTCGTCAACAAGGTATTCTTACCAGTGCTTTGGATGATAATGATAAGATAATGCTTCGTAGAGCTTTATTTGCACTTATTAATCGTCGTCGTGGTAATCGTTCTGCTGTTCAAACTATTATCGAACAATTTGTTGATAAGACTAACCCTAATACTAAAGAAAAGTTTGGTTTTGATATTAACGATAAAACTTACTTTAATATTGAAGATTTAGTTGCTCATATTTATAATATTGCTGGTACAGATATAGTTGCTGAGTTTTTGTTTGATGAAGTTGCTAAATATCTTCAAAGTCCTATTAATCAAAAGTTTGTTGCTACTGATGACCCAAGTGTTTATCGTTTAAGTAGAGAACAAAAAGCCAATCGTATTTATAAACATGCTGAGAATCGTCTTGCTTTACTTTCTACGAGTAATCAAAATACTATAAACGTTGATGAAACTATTAACAATGAAGAAAGATATACTGCTGTTGTAAATCTTAATCCGGGAGATAAACTTGTAGCCAATATTAGTAAAGATAAATCTCGTTTATACTTTATTAATCCTAAAACTCATGGAGTTATTGGTTATATGGGTATTCCAAGATATGATGATAGAACTGGTACTCTTAGTCATGTTAATTACGGTTGGAAATATAATGTTATTATTAACGACGACGGTAGTGTAGATAGCGATTTTAAAGATTATGTTTTTGATATTATAAACAATAATCCTACTTTAGCTAATGAACTATTTCTTCTTAATCAACGTATTCTTGAACTTAATTACGCAGGTCTTAATCCCGTAGAGGATGCAGAAGTACAAAAAGAAATTGCTCGTCTTTATCCTTTGATTGAGAATAATAATATTAGTGTTGGTGTTAAAACTGATGATGATATTTATAATCACGTTAAGCATCTTACTGATATTATCGGAACTGCTTTTGCACATCCTTCTGAAATTAAAGATAGTGTTGAAGATTGGTTCTTAAAGATTGGTTCTTCTTATGCTCAAACTTATGCTTATGCTAACGGTGAAGTTCAAGGAGATTTTGTTGTTGGTAAAGTTAATCGTGGAAATATACTTCTAACAGATGAAGCAAATCAAGAAATTCTTGATGCTGTTAATGATTATAACGAGGATAAAATTAAACTTGCTACTGTTACTCAAACTGGGTTGTTTCAAGTTAATGATGAAGACGGTCTTCGTGTTGCCAATGATAAAAAGAAATATATTGGTACTTCATTTTTGTTTATTCCTGATGGTCATGGCGGCTATGATATGGCTCAAATAGCTAAGCCTTTATTTGCTGACATATCTAACGATAAAATCAATGGTATTAAAGCAGGTATGCGTGGAGAAATAGCCGCTTGGATACACGGTTTTCTTACTAATAAAATAACTCTTGATGATGTAGCCAAATATGCTGGTGAACTTTTTGGTAAAACTGGTTTATTTAATGGAGTTGATTTTTTCCATAATACCAAACAAGGTTTTGTTAGTTTTTATTTTTATACAGAAGGTCGTGATGATGCTGGTAAACGTACTACTCATAAACATTATTTATTTACTCTTAATGAAGCGTCTGGACAATATGGACGTAACGTAGCTTTTAATACTGATACCACAAATAGAGGCAATCGTTCTGTTGAAGCTGCTGATACTAAACAAACTTATGCTTATGTAAGTAGTTTTAATCAAGCTAATACTAATCAAGATTTGCTTGAAGATATTGATATTTTTATCAATAATGCATTTATTAGCGTTCCTTTTAAAATGGCTGCTGATAAAACTAAAAGAGAAATTGCTGGTAGATATGTAGGTAAAAAAGACGATAAAGTTTATATTAATGTTGGTTCTTATAAAACTGAATATGATAGTTATCAAGAGTTTCTTGTTAATAACGGTTTGATTAGAACCAAACTTACTAAAGATGCTAATGGAAACAATTATAGTCATAATAAGTATGTTGCAGTTAACACTATATTTAATCCTGCTATTGCTTCTAATAATGCTGTTTCTTCCAAAAAATTAACTGATAGATTTGATTCTGCTGTTTTTGTTGATTTGCTTAATAAAGGTAATACTATAATTGATACTTATAAAACTATACTTGACGGTAACGAAAATGCGTTAAAAATACTTGATGCTATTGATAATTTAGGTTTCTTACCTATATTAGCGGAAGTAAATAATAATCTTCTTGATGCACAAGGTAATCCTGCTTATGCTGCATACGATTATGAAAATAATTCTATTGTTTTTAATTCTGATGAATTTGCTAAACATGATTATTTCTGGGGTTTAAGACGTTTTGTACATGAAAGTCTTCATCAGAATTTAAATAATAAATATACTCGCACCGAAGCTCTTGATAAACTTCGTCCTATATATGAAGCTTATAAAAAATATGTAGAAGAAAATCATCCTGATGATGCTTCTTATACTAAGTTCCTTAATATTCGTGCCGACGAAACTATTAATCTTGAAGAATTTATTGTTGAAACACTTACTAATGGTGAACTTATTAATCATCTTAATAATATTTCTGCTGACGGAACTCCTCTTAATAAGACCGAGAATAAATCTTTGCTTAGACAACTTCTTGATATTATTATAGATGTTCTTGGTATTGAAGTTAATAAAGATAGTTTACTTGAACGTGAACTTGAATTACTTAATAGTATTAATCCTAAATCTGATAATATTACTACAACTGTTGATGCTACTCCACAAACTTATGATATTGACCTTTCTGAACAAGATTCAAATAATCCTGAGTTTTATGGTAATGATGAATTTACTAATCCAGATGATAGTGGTTATAATGATGATAATTTACTTAGTGCTGTTAGTGACAATTACACAGCGCAAAATCTATCCGACTTCGTAAACGGTATGCCGACACCGTTACAGCCTGCTATGCGTTCAGTGCTGCTGCGTGGCGAACTTTATATGACGTGCCGATAGATTAATCGACTGAAAATAAACATGGCTTAGAAGCCAAATAAACCGCATTGTCGGGCATGTAAGTATGTTTTACTTCGTGTCCGACATTGCTATTATTAACAATAAACTTATTAATGTTATGGATTGTAGTACAGTCATTATTAACAATGACGCTCTTAACAGAAAACTTGCAACTGAGGTTGGACAAGGAACAAAGAGTTACAATGCCCTTTTTGCCGTTACTCAAGAAAACGGTTTTAAAAAGTATTTAGTTGATAATAACATCGACTATACAAACATGGATGAGCTTTATAAAGCTATTATTGCTTATAAAGCTAATTTTACTCGTAGTATTGGTGACATTATAAATAATGAAGCCAAAGAGAAAAATCAAGGTTTTAGTTCCTATGTTGCTCGTGTTGATGCTATTAATTATTTAGCTAATGTTGCTAATGTTATTTACTTTAACGATTTATTTAGTGGTCGTAATTCTATTAAAACTTATAATAAACTTCATAATAGATTATATGAAGTAATTGTTGATAATTTTATTGCTACTACTCGTAATTATTACGCTAATGTTGACGCTGAAGTAGGTAATACTATTCAAGCTTTCATGAATAATAAAAGTCCTCGTTCTCAAATACTTGGTTATCTTAGTAATGTAATTAATACTACTCCTCTTAAAAATCATTATAATATGATTATGCTTCTTCAAGATAAAGCTTTCTTTAATGAAGTTGCTAATCATAAACAAGTAGCGTCTATCATTAATCGTCTTGATGATACTTCTGATGATGATACAGTTGATTCTGATAGTAAAGATTTCTATGAAACTGGAGAGCTTAACGCTGATGCAGTAGATGCTACCGATAATCAACTTGAACAACTTACAAATACTCTTGGTGTAATTACTAACTATGAAGGGCATATTGACGAAATAGTTAAAGTTTTTCTTAATACTATCCCTAAGCTTGAAAATACTACGATTAATGCTACTGCAAAAGGTAATAATCGTTTCTATCGTAAAGTTAATGAAAATGTTGGTACGCTTGAATATGAAGATGCTGATTTTCTGAAAGCTCTTCTTTATACCAAAGTTCGTAATGATAACTTCGATGTATTTATGGATAGTCTTGAAGAAGTTGCTAATAATGTAAAAGGAGCCGAATCTCTTATTTATATTAAGCAATATCTTAAAGAAAATCCTCAATTTGCTTATAAGTTTAGAATGATTTTTAATCGTCCTATTCCTAATAAGACTGAAACTTATATTGATAGCAAAGGTAATCCTCGTACTAATGTTACCAATTTATCTGCTCACCCCGCAGATGTTATTTTCAATAAGCTTGATAACGCTGTTCGTAACATTTCTGTTCCTAAAGCAAGAAAAGCTATTAGTCAACTCGATGAGCTTCTTGAATTTACTAAAAATAATATTACTTACGGTGATACTACCGAAGAAGAATTTGTTTATAAAATATATAAAATAGCTAAACTTGTTGTTCCTAATATTACAGTTGATGCTATTAAACAATATGCTCGTGGTGAAAATCAAACTATAAGTAATCTTCGTAAGCCTAAATTATATAATAAATTTATTAATAATTTAGTAAATACTTTTGAAACTTCTCGTGATTTTAATGTTACTAAAAATAACTATCTTAAAGCTACTCCTCAAGAACGTGCTATATTTGATGCTCAAAAAGGAAGTTTCTTTGAACCTGTTGATATACTTGCTCTTCGTTCATTTGCTAATAACCTTAATAAATATTTAGCTACTTCTGTTTCTCTTAATAGTCGTAATCCCGAAGGTAATCTTCAATCAGATGTTCTTAATCGTAATTATGTTCTTACTTTTAATCAAATACTTGATAGCGAAGAAGCATGTCGCGCTTTTGCCGAACAAAAGTTTAAGAGTACTGATTATAATTATAGCAATATTCTTATTGAGAAAGTTGACAATGACGGCAATCTTGTTCCCGGTCTATTTAGAAAAGTTGGCAATCAATACGAACTTACTTCTTATGGTAAAGAATTAATGCGAGTTAGTTTCTTTAATGGTGCTAACGATAGACGAGATTATTCTCCTTATATTTATAAGACTATGACTAAGGGAGATTATCTTATGTCTAATTTCCTTGAGTTTATTGCCGCCAAAGAAGAATCTATTACGTTTAATGGTAAAGACCATAAAGTTCGTTTTGCTAATCTTTTCCTTAGTATTCCGTCTGATGCTGGTAATCAATTTATGTTTAAAGCTCCTATTATCAATATGGACGGTCTTTTTCAAGATGCCGATAATGGTCGAGCTTTCAATGTAAATCATCCTATATTTGCTTCTTTTCGTAATATTATTTATCAAGAAATTCTTGACGCTTATAATATTTATGAATATATATTTGAAAAAAGCAATAATCTCGGCTATGCTTTTGAGTTTGTAAACGGTGCTCCTGTTATTAGCAGTACTTATGATGAAAAACTCATGTATGAAAATTATGAAGTTGCTGATTATAAAGAAACTATTGACGGGAAAACTAAAACTTATAAAGGAGCATTTCATATTGACGAAACTACTGGCGAATATATTCTTCATGGTCGTGGTACTCGTCTTTCTGAATTAGATACGGAATATGCCGACCTTAGTCTGTATGATAATCTTCTTGGTAACGGTAAAGTTATTGATATTCTTTATGGCCAAATTGGCGATACTGGAATACAAGTAGTCAACGGTCAAGTTATACTTAACAATAAACAAGTTGCTGCCGTTAATGATGCTATTTCTCAATATCTTGATAGTTATCTTACTAATGCTTATGAAAGTCTTAAAGAAGAGTTTTTGACTTATATGGAAGCTATTAATGAAAACGCTAAAAAGGTTATTATTAATAAGCCGAAAATACAAGAATTTCTTCTTAATGCTGTTATTCATCAACGTAATCTTGATGACTTGTTTAATGGCAAAAGTAAATACTATAAAAATAGTGGAGATATTCTTAAACGTCTTAAAGAAGTTCAAGGTAGCGGTGCTCCTTTCGGTAATAGTAATATTCGTGTAAACGATACTAATCTTGCAACTGCTCCTACAATTAAATTTGAAGCTGGCGGTCGTCAATTTGAAGTTGGTTCTTCTTTCAATGCAGTTACAGTTTTAAATACAAAACGTGCTGCTACACAAGAAACTATTGACCGTATTGAAGCTCAACTTAAAAAAGCTGGAGTTCCAGAAGCTCGTAGAGAAGAACTTCTTGACGCTTATCGTGGTAAAGAAAAAGTTAATGATGCTCAATCTTATATTACTTTTGATGAGTTTATTCGTCGTGTTTATATCGCTGGCGAATATAACAAATATAAAAATGTTATAGAGGCTCTTCTTAGTGATAAGCCGCTTGAAGAAATTGATTTTGATGCTCTTAACAAAATTCAAGTTCAAAAGAATTTCTATTATACTCTTCATTATGATGCTGCTCGTAATCGTGAAGTTCCTCTTCAAATAAAGAATGCCGAATATGTTCTTATTCCTAAACTTATAAAAGGAACAGAATTTGAAGCTATTTATAATGCTATGAAAGCTGCTGGAATTGACCAACTTAATACCGTTGAAACTTCCAAAGCTGCTAAGAATAGATTGATTGAGCTGTGGGATCCCTCTACGGGGGAGCTAACTGATGCTAAGCTCCAGCGGTTTATTGTTGATGCTGATAAATATAAAGAACCTTATCAATATACTTATCTTTATCGTCAACAAGAAGTTCCTTCTCATCTTAAAGATAAAGAGAATAAAATAGGTATTCAAGTTTATAAGAAGCTTCTTGATAATATTCCTAATGATACTACTGGTCGTGCTCTTAAACAAAGAGTTTTCCGTAATATTGTTTCTAATATAAATACTTCTTTTACTAATGCTTGTACTTTGCTTAACATTCCTCTTGATTCTAATGGTAATCTTCAATTCGACGAACAAGGTAACATTCTTGGTCTTAATTATGAAAGACTTTTGAAACTTGCTCGTGAAAATGCTGCTCGCAATGGTGCAGATAAAAATACTCTTGATTTTCTTACTACTGACGAAAATGGCAATCCTCGTTATCCGATGTATCTTAATAGTATTTCTAATAAGATAGAAAATCTTGTTAACGGCATTTTTAATCGTGAGATTACTCGTCAACGTATGCCGGGTTGGCACGCCGCACAGGTTGCCGATTTTGGTTTTGGTGGTTGGAAAACAACTAAAGATACTGCTACGGATGATAAACTTGCTTATCGTAAGATTGGTAAATACAATGATAATGATGTTTATTATGCTGAAATCAAACTTCCTCGTTGGAGCAAAGAACTTGACGGTGTTAATATAGAAGATGTTAGTGAAGATGCTCGTACAATGATTGGTTATCGTATTCCTACTGAGGGTAAGCAATCTGTTATTATCATGCGTGTTGTTGAGTTTCTTCCTGATGTTAGTGATAGTACTGTTGTTCTTCCTGAGAACTGGGTTCATCAATCTGGTTCCGACTATGATGTCGATAGTGTTTATGCTATGACATTTGGTCTTACTAAAGGAAAAGATGGCAAAGTTACTGTTTATAATGATAAGAAATTTCATCTTGATGCTGCACGTGATAGTGAAGAAAGTAAGATTGGTTATGTCAATTACGTTCTTTCTAACATTGATAAAATTGCTCGTAGAAAGATTTGTGATTATGTTGATAAAGCTGCGCTTACTAAAGATGAGATTAAAGCTCAATCTAATGCTGAACGTGAGAAGCTAAACGCTGATTATTACGAAGCTGTTAAAGCTCGTATTGATAGTATGTATAAATCCGTTGACGGTATTTGGAAATCTGCTAAGAATAGTAAGAATCCTAACGTTAAAGAAGATTTATATAAGATAGCTACTACTATCGGTAATAAACCTAAGAATGTTAAAACTGCCGATTATGTTGCTGGAGTTCTTACTCGTTTATATAATCTTAAAATATCTGGTACTATTGCTGAAACTGAAGCTCTTGATAATGTTCAGCTTGTATTCGAGCAACTGCAACAAGAAATGGATGCCCAGTCAGACGCCAACGTAGAACATTCGCAGAAGCTCTCCGAAGCCCTACAAGACGTTTTCTCGCAAGCACGTGAACAACAGTTCAACGAAGCGCAAAAGTCGGCGAGAGAAGCCCAAATGATGTCGTATGATAAATGGTTTAGTGCTGATAAAGCCGATAGAGTTGATGTTCGTAATCGTAATAATGATTTGCTTGATGCTTTTATTAGTATTCTTCATTTGAACAGTGCTGTTGAAGAAAATGTTGGTACGTCTAACTTTAAAGTTTTAGATGAGTTTAATAAAGCTTGGCGCAAACGTGTTGATACTGCTTCTCAATATGTTGTTAATCCTAATCGAGTTGGTTCGCATGATTTTCTTACTCAGCTTAACTGGCATGAAGCTGCTTCTGCTGGACGTACTCTTAAAGGTATATCAGTTAATCTTGATACTCTTGCCAGTATTGGTAATGTAACAAGAATGACTGCTCATAAAACTATACCTGTTGTTTATAGTTTATCTGAACTTAAGAAATACTATAAAGATGAAGCCGCCATTAAAGCTCGTTTTAATGCTAAAGGAGAAGATAATGTAACTATTGACGGCGATAAAGTTATTATTCGTCATAATAAACTTGGTTGGAGTAACGATAATAAGAATATTCATGGTGCTCTTATCACCTCTTATACTTCACAAACTACTGCATATATTCTTGACGTTATGAAAGCTGATGCCGTTCGTAATCTTAACCGATATACGTTCGTTGCTTTCAAAATAATGACTATTGCAGGTATTGATTTTGATACAGCTCTTAGTATGCTTTATCAACCTATTATGGATAAACTTGTCCGTAATGTTAACGAAAATCAAGGTTTTGGAGTTAAGAGTGGACTTGACCCGCTTGTTACTACTTTTGTTGATTTAGCAAAAGCAAATGGTATTGAAACTTCTAATAGCATTAATGCTGTTATTTCTGCTCTTGATGCTAAATTTGGTGATGAAATAGAACGTATTTATGGTGATAGACATAATCCGCCTATTAATATTGAAATGAACCGTAAACGGGTTGACAACAAGCTCTCCCCCGTAGGGGAATCAATCCATGACTATGTTGCTCTTAAACAGTTCTATAATATTCGTACTCTTGGCAATATTATCAACAGTCACCTTTCTATTATGACTACTGATAAATATGGTGCTAAACAAACGTTCTATATGAACAATAAAGTTTTTACTGATATTAATCGTTTGATTAACAGTTCTAATAAACTTTATTCTTTTAATGAAGAAACTGGTAATGAAACTGGTCTTCTTGAATCTATGTTTCCTGGAATAGAAAACGGCATTGAGGCTTTTGCTAAATCTAATGTTATGCAGAGTACTTATCCTATTCTTGCTAATTATTTACAAAAGTCTACCGTTCTTTCTGTTAAAGTTGCATCTGCCTTTAATGATACTGCTTCTGAACAATTTGTTCAACGAGTTAACGTTCTTGGTGATTTGACTTCTAATGGTCGTCTTACCGAAGAACAATATAAAGATTATTCTGCTTGGCTTGTTTCTCGTTCTTATTTAGCTAATGCTGGTTATACAGCTTTGACTTCTCCTATTACTATTGATTCTCAAACTGGTATGTTTGGTATTGATAAAGTAATGACTTCTGATGATAGTTATGCTATTCGAGAAATGGAGCTTGCTCGTATTGCTGGTATTGGTTTTAATAATGAAGCTATTGATGATTTAGTTATTAATGATATAACTAATCCTACTCAAGAAGAAATTGATGCTTTCAATCGTCTTACTCCTGCTCAGAAAGTTATTTGGATACAACAAAATTTTGGCGAAGATATAGGTATCTTTAGACATTTTGATGTTAATACTTTTAATGATAATACTTTCCGTCGTCAAGGTTATACTGGTCAACAAATCCGTTTAAATCAAGGTAACAATAACATTGATACTGTTCATAACGATTTTAATATTGCATGGAGTAGTAATAATCCTATTATCAAACTTGCTCTTGCTGATTTAGTTAAATACGCATACGTTCTTGAAGGAAATCTTTTCCGTTATGGAGCTGTTACTCGTGCGATACCTGTTACAGTTCTTAATGCTTTTAATCAAGGTGGTCTTAACATAGCTGATGATGCAAAAGTTGGTATGGACAATTGGCGTGTTTCTCCCTCTACGGGGCAGGTATCCGTTAGATTGGCTCTTGGTTATGTTCGTCAAAATCTTGATAGTTTTAGAACTCAATTTGCTAATATAGGTCGTCTTATTGCAAAGAATAAAGATAAAGAAGCTGCTCTTCGTCGTTCGATTTATTATACTAAAGATAGTTCTAAGATTGTTATTAATCTTAATAATATTGGCGAAGATATGACTCCTGCTGAATTTAATGAACTTCTTACTTATGGTAATTTGATTAACGAAGACGGTAGTCCTAAGACTGTTATTCGTCTTACTTATGGTGGTGTTACTCGTACCTATACTGGTATTTACGACGACGGTGTTATTGTTTATCATCCTTTGTCAAGACTTTCTACAATTGATGTAAATAAAACTGTTGAAAAGAGTATTATTAAAGATAATAATATTTATCCTGCTATCGACGAAGTAATTCATAATGCTACTGAAAATAAACTTGCTAAGCATTTTGATTTGCTTATGCAACAAATGGACGAAAGCGATATTGTTACTGTTGAAACCAATGCTGCTGTTGAAAATGTTATCGCTAATAATGATTTCTATGAAAATCCTGCTCCTGTTGTTGTAAATCCTGGATTTACTGGTACAGTTAATTTCGTTGCTCGTGACGGTTATACTTATATAGCAACAAGAATGAATAACGAAATAGCTGCTGCTATTACAGATAAAAATGACCAAAATAGTGTTGATTATGCTCGAGTACTTAAAGAATATCCTAATCGTAATCTTGAAGAAGATTATCAACTTCATAGAGTAGTTGTTCATAAACCTACTATTCTTTATTCGGCTATATCTGACGGTGACCCAATCGTTGATAGATTTAAGCGAGTTAATGCTTATATAGGAAGACGTGCTCAGAATGGAGATAAGATTGCTGCTTCTGTTATGCGTACTTTCCATAATGCTAATTTGAATAATATTGATGCTAATGCTATTGCATCTAATATGCCTCTTAATGCAATTGCTGTTGCTAATTATTTCAAAGCTGTTTATTCTGAACTTAATGGTCGTATTAATAACTTCATGGTTGATGTTAATGGCAATTCTATTGCTATTGACGACCCTGCTGTTATTGAAGCTGTTATTGCTGTTAAACGAAATATTAAACAAGTTCTTGCTAATACCGATTTTGTTAATAATGTCGGTGCTGAAATAAACATCAGTACAATCCCCCGTAGAGGATACGACAATGAGCTTATTGCTGCTTACAATAAAGTTGTTGAACTTATTAATAATGGTAAGATTAATCTTGATAATTTTCAAGCTGCTTTCAAAGATTATATTAATCTTCCAGCAAGCGAACTTTCTGAATTAGGTAATAATATTATTGGTTCTGTTCAAAATGTTATTGCCGAAGTTGAAAACGATACTATCAAGAATGATTTCTTTAATATTATTAATACTGTTAATACTTTACGTAGCCGTTTTTCTATGTTTAAAGATTTGCCTGTAACTGGTGCTGATGATGCTACTATTGAAGCAATTAATACTATTAAGGAAATTCTTATTAAACTTGAGAATAATGTTGCGGTTAATAAAGCTCGTGATAATTGGTTTATTCGTTTCTATGAAGTAACGAGCAACAACCCGATGCTGAAAGAAAGAATGATGGACATCTTTACTAATTATGGAGATACAAGTTTTCTTGACCTTTGGTTACAAGATGTTCATTTTAATCGTAATACTATTGTTCAAACTGTTATAAAAGAAGTTGATAAACATCTTAAAGAAGCTGAAATAAAAGGCAAAAATGAAGCTATTGAATTTGCTTCTCAGATGAAAGCTATTAAAGAACGTGCTGCCAAAGCTGGTCAATCTGTTAATTATAATAGAATGATTAAGAATGGTCGTTTTGTTCAAGCTTATGATAGAAAACTTGATGAAGATTATCTTGTTTTAGATAAAGCATATACTAATGCAGTTGCTTCTACTCAAAGTACTACTTCTGTTGAAGCTCTTTGGGCTAAACACAAGAAAGATAGATTTATGGCTAAAACTACTATTAGTAAGTTTAAACCAATGGTTTATCTTCTTGATGAGAAAGGTAAGATTGACGGTGTTATTGACCCAGATAAACTTACTCCTGATGAAAAGAAACAATACAAAGCTGTTCTTGACGCTGGTATTACTTTGACTTATGAGGATGCTCTTCTTACTATGGAAGAGAATATGCTTACTAATTATCCTGATATTTATTCTCGCTATAAAGAACTTCTTCTTGAACAACAAGATGTTCTTCTTAAAACCGCTAATGGTCAATATAGCGAAGAACAAAATAATAAACTTAAAGTTATTTATCGTAAGATAGCTTATCTTACTTCTGATTTTACTGACGATAATGAACTTAAACCTGCTAACGAACTTTCTGCTTCTCGTGCTCTTTCCGAATACGTTTACAATATAGCTAAAATTAAAGAAGCTTATTTTGAACGTAAGGCTAAGATTGGTTTCCAAGAACAACTCGAAGAAGCTCTTAGCACTATTGAGCGTATTGAGGTTCGTAATGACAGCGGTGAACTTCTTATTGATAGAGAAAGTCTTATGAAGAATACGGAATATCGTAAAGCCAAAGAATGGCTTATGAATAACGCTACTTATACTATTGATAAAGAATTTACCAAAAGTCTTAACGATGCTTATGCGGCTTTAAAAGATTCTCGTAAGCCCGGAAGTATTTTTGCTACTTTGGTTAAAGCTAACAATGCTCGCGATTCTTATGGTATTGTTAACGGTAATTTATTTAGTCCAGAAGAAGTTGCTTCTATTCGTAAAGAAGCTTTGTTTGGATATAACATTAACCAACGTAGCGGTCTTCCTTATGCCGGTATTATTCGTCCAGTTAGAATTAATGATGTTGTTTATCTTCCTGCTTTTTATAACAAACTTAAAAGTAATCGTAAACAACCAGCCGAAGAGATAGAAGATACTGAAGCTATCAATACTATTCTTAAAAAGGCTTGGGATAATAAAGGTGCTTTTAGTTTTAGACAAGGTGCTCATAGTCTTACTATTCAAGACCTTGATAACGTTTTACTTTTGCTTGAAGATTTAGGTCTTGTTCGTGGAAAAGGAAGCAAAGCTGTTGCTGAATTTATTGAAGAAGAATGTGAAGTTGTTATTGATGAAGATAGATTTAAGAACGACCGTATTGATGCTCAATCAAATGGTGCTGAGTTCTACAATAAATGGAAAGAAATCTTTACTAATGGACAAGATGTTAATGGCGATTTAATTCCTAATACTACATTCTACGGTACTATTCGTCCTAAAGATATTGATAAATGGAAAGACATTAAACGTACTAATGCTCTTCAATTTATAAAAAAACATACTCGTACTGTTACTACTGAATATTATAATGAAGCTTATCGTGCTGCTCAAGCAAGAGGTAATGAAGAATTTATTAAGTGGTATAAAGAGAATCATATTTATAATCCTTATGCCCATACTTATGAGCCTATTCGTATTTGGACTACTACCGAATATATAGACGATAATGGTGTTAAAGTTAAACCTAAATGGAGTCCTAAAATACATCAAAGTGAAAATATTGCTGATGAAAAGCTTCTTAATCCTAAATATAAATCTAATTCTCGTAACTATAAACAAGGTTCTGGTTACGATAATGCTGATTTTGCTGCTCTTAATCAATATGAAAAAGAAGCAATTGATTTAATGTATAAGACTATGCTTAGACATTCTTATACAAATAACAATAAATATTATGTTAATGCTGGTTATTTGCCTTCAATTGCTACTGGTAAAAAGTTTAATATGGCAGAAATTGGTAAAGAAGCTCTTGCTTTTATGGGTTTCTCTGCTAATGTTCCTACTGATTTGAATTGGAAAAACGATAACGAAATTAGTTTTGATAATGATTATCTCATGCCCAATCCTATGCTTCGTAGAGTTGTTGACCCTAATGCTAAAAAGAAGCAACAACTTCCGAGATATAGAGATGATAACAATGGTGAAACTCAAGCCGATTATATCGTTCGTAGAAACAATGCTCGTTATGCTAATTTGGAAATAGATGCTGATAATGAAAAGTATAGCGCTGAGAATATAGATACTGATTGGGATAAAGTCTTTGATAGTTTTATTAAGACAAGTGCTAATCATGATGCTACTCAAAGTATTAAACATATTCTTTATGCAGCTACTGATGCTCTTAGTCAACATAAATCTTATGAAACTAAAAGTTTTGGTCGTAATCTTATTGTTGACAAAGACCTTAGTGATGAAGACCATATTACTTATAAGACAGTTAGCAATGCTAATACTATTTCTCAATTAAAAGATTATATTCGTCGTAGAGTTTTCCAACAATACAAGAATAGTAATTCTCCTGCTCTTCTTCGTTTTGCTGGAACTATGCAGAATATAGCTGGTACTAAATATATGACAGCCAATATTACTGGTGGTATTGCCAATATTCTTACCGGTCATACTAACATTGGCATGGAACGTCTTGCTCGTGAATATTTTAACGAGGGCGAATATGCAAGAGGTGCTGCTATTTATTTCGGTGGTACTATTAGTTATTTTGCTGGAATGTATAGTGATAAAGCTACTTCTTTGCAAGACGGTATTATTAAAGTTGCTAATATTATTGATTATGATAGAATCAATCTTATAGAAAGTGCTGCTGGAGTTCGTGAAGCTCTTAAACGTTTCCGTGGTTCTTTATTTGCTGCTCAATCTATTGGTGAACATCACATGCAAAATAGTGTTCTTTTTGCTATGATGCAAAGTCATAGACTTGTTCAGACTAATGATGGTGAATGGAAGATTATGTCTAAAGAAGCTTATGCCCGTGAAGGTTTTGAACGTGCTCTTCTTAATGTTCTTACTGATGAACAAATCTCAGAATATAATGCTGCTAAAGAACGTATTCGTAGTAGCGAAGAAGAACGTTTTAAAGCTAATACTTTCAAGATTAATCTTGTTACTAATTTCATTAAAACTCTTAGTAAAGCTCAACAAAGTGAATTTATTAAAGAGCGTAAGAAAGTTCGTGCTGAATATAATAAAGCCTTTGCTGATAAATGGGATAATATTTATTCTCAATTTGAATTACGTGACGGTTACGCTGAGATTAAAGCTGATAGTGCTTTAACTTATAATGAATTTGCTGGATTTGTTAATAAAGTAATCAATGTAAATAAAACTATTCATGGTGTTTATGATAAGATTGGTGCTGCCAAGATTGAAAACAATTGGTGGGGCGGTATGATTACCCAATTCCATAAGCATCTATATCCAGGCTTTAAAAAGCGTTATCGTTGGAATGCTTATTACGATGAAAGTCTTGATACTATTCAGAAAGGTGCTTATAAAAGTCTTGCAGATTTTCTTGCTATTCCTTTCAAAGAAGCTCGTGAAGCTAATAAGAATAGTGAGAAAACCAATGCTCTTATAGGTCTACAAAACTTCCTTAAATCATTTGTTAATTTTGCTGCTAATTTCCATACTAATTATATGCTTCTTCCTGAAAATGAGCAAGCCAATATACGTAGAACTTATGCTGATTTTCTTTGGACTATGGCTGCCTTTGCTGGCGTTGTTGCTTTGACTGCTTTAGCTGGTGGCGATGATGATGACGAAGAAGCTATTTGGTATAATCTTCTTATGTATAATGCAGACCGTCTTGCTTCCGAAGCTCAAGCATTTACTCCTTGGGGTGCTGTTGCTGAAAGTGATAAACTTTGGAGTAGCCCGTCCGCTTCATTTACTGGAATTAAAGATGCTTTTAAAGTCGCTTCTATTATGGTAAATGCTATTGGTGACGGTGAACTTCTTGAAGAATATAAGTCTGGACAATATGCTCATAGAACCAAACTTGAAGTATTTATGCTTCGTAATATTCCTGTTGTTCGTGGTATTAATCGTCTTATCGAACTTCCTAATAATAATAATTACTATAAACTTGGACAAAATATGATTGGTGTATTTGATGCTAAATCTCTTGGTGAACAACTTAGAGATTAATAACTAAATACTAATATCCCGCCTACAACATACTGTGGGCGGGATTTTTTATTTTTCTTCAACAAACTATTGTTGTATCCAAAATTCTTTCTATATTTGCCAATGCAGGTATCGACCTTGTTGATAATCATGCAAATAGTATTGATATTAATAAGCATCACAAAGGTGATGATTAAAATCTTCGATATGCGAGTGATACTATGCTAAATGGACAAAGCTAAAGACTTGGACTAAGTATTAGTATCGTTCAAAATATTGCTGCTGACGGTCATAATGTTTTTGGATATTCCATTCACGGAAGAGTTCTTAGAACCGCGCTTGATGATGGTGTTAGAGGTTTGGTTATGATTGAAGTTGTCGATATTCCTTTTATAGGACAAGACGAATACCTTAATATGGTTGTGTCAAAATAAATTGATGCTGTACATAAAGAGGTTTATAGTCAAAGATAAACTGTATCTGAACATGATATAATAGGTGTTGTAGCTTTTCATAGAAAAGCTACAACACAAGATAGTAAACCGAATATTTATAGAGATAAATATAGTAATAAGAGTGCCAAACCAAAACACGCTCTTATTACAGCTTCCGAAGATAATAAGGTTGATGCTGCAAATTTGACTATTATTGGAAGTAAAAAGCCCCGACCTACCACTGTGGTAAGCCGGGGTTTATTGTATCTATATGTGCCGTATTTGGCAGTTTCCTTTGCGAATTTCGCATTTTCTTGCTGGTCGTGATAATTTGTATTGCTTTTGTACAAAAGCGGCTGTACGAGCCTTAAAATAAGTCGTTACTGGTGAGCATTAATAGTAGCAATAACAATATCAAAAATATGAGCATCAACTATATAAAAAATAACTCCCCCGTAGAGGATGTAAGCACAGCATTAACAGCCATGCCTACCCTCTACGGGGGAGATAAATAATCATTCAAACAACCACGGTAAATACCAAAAGATAAATAGAAAAACATTAAGAGTAATAGTGAAAATAGCAAGTCCTTGACCACTATAATCAAAATATCTACCCTCTGCTTCTTCTTTAGCAGCAACATATCCAATTCGAGTAGCAATAGAAGCTACAATAACTCCAATTAAAAATAACATAGTTATAATTTCTTTAATAGTTTCAACATATTAGTAGCATCAGTTTTCTTATCAAAAATAAGATTATTGAACTCTGTATTAATCTTAATAACGAGAGTACGAAAACCACGGTCAGTCATGTGCTGGACAGCATAACGAGTAATTTCATTACCATTATCGTCTTTAGCTTTAAAATCAAAAACTCTTAATTCAAGTGCCATATTATAAAGTTTAAAATTAATAATCAAATTAAAAAGGCTGTTACTACTTTCGCAAGCAATAACAGCCACGTTTAACAAATCTAAATTAGCAAATGAAGCACCCCGTAGAGGAACAAGAAGCTGGACAGCTATCTTATTTGTTCATCCTTTACGGGGTGTTTTATCGGCTATATTGTCAAAATCGGCAAGATTGGCATTTCTACCAATCTTGCCATGTATAACATATAAAATTTTCTTCAATTATTAGCCGCGTTTAATACCGTCTTTAGCCCATTGAAGAACAAAACCAAGACCATTCCAAATAGCATCTTTAGCTTTTTCTAAAGCAAACTCTTCTCCAACTTCTTGATTATAATTATCTGCATCAACACAACTGCTAAGACCATGACATTCATATCCGGTAATAGTAAGAAGACTCATAAGAGTAGTTTTGTGTCCAATTCTATTTCCACGTTTGGCAGCAATAAAATTATCCACATCTTGCTCAAGAATTTTAGTACCGTCGTTTTCAGGAGAAAGACAAAAATAAGAAGCATCTGCTACATCTTTAGGACACCAAGATTTATATCCGTCTGGATAAGTAATTTCATATCCCATATCGTTAGGATTAGCATTTCCAACTCTGTAACCATGTTCTAAAGCCATACTTACAGACATGGGTACAATATCAACCATTTTAATTCCAATAGCTTTCATAATTCAATGAATTTATTAATAACAGTTTTATAAAAATCGGCAGGCATAGAACCTGTAATACGAGCGACTTCTTTATCGTCTACACGAAAAATAAGAAGAGGAACAGCAGCAGTATGAAACATACTAATTCTTAGCTTAGCATCATTAAAAACATCTTTTTGAATATCTATATTATTAGGAAGATTATTTTCAAATATAGTATCAAAAATAATACTTTCAACTACTTCACAAGCAAGACATTCATCGGTTGCAACAAATTGAATTGTTTTCATTTTACAAGTTCAAAACATTGAATAAAATCATCAATTGGGCGAGTAAATAATTTATAATCTTGTTTATAAAGATGAGTATAAACAATAATATCAATCCATTTGTTATCAATTTTAACATAAGCGGTAGTACTTGTTATTACATAAATATTATTATTTATATTATTTTTAAATCTAACAGTATTACCAACTTGAACATCTTTTCTATCCATAAAAGTTTATTTACCAGTATGACCAAATCCACCAGCACCACGTTCAGAAGCACTCAAATCTTCAAGATTATCAACTTCATGCCAATGAATTTCTTCACGACGACGAACAAGAATTTGGCAAATTCTATTTCCAGGATTGTAAGGAAATATATCATCAATAATATCTCCTTCTTGAACAACGGTAGCATCTCTACGTTTGAATATAACAAGTAATTCGCCACGATAACCGGCATCAAGAGTCCCAGGTGTATTAGGAATATAAACGTCATATTTAGTATTGCTGCTACGAGGACGAATTTCCATTTCATAATGCTGAGGAAGCTCGAAATGAAGACCTGTATGAACAATCCAACGGTCTTTAATCAAATCGTATTCAATACTCTTAGCAACAACATCCATACAAGCATCGCCGTTTTTGCCATAAGCAGGAAGAGGAATAGATTTATCTTCACGATAAACTTTAACATCTATATGATTAATATCACGGTCAAGCTGTTGATAAATTTCATTCATAGTAGTAATAGCACCAAGGTCATAATCTACAATAGCGTTTGCAATAGCAAGAGCTAAATTTCCCATTTTAATAAAATTGTTTTAAGTTAATAATTAAGATAACATCTCTGCAAAATCAAAATTAAGAGCACGTTCAAGTTTCTTAGCTTTATCGTTAAATAAAAGACTATCCATACGTTTAGTTCCCTCGGCAGAAGTATCAACGTTAGAATAGTAACCACTAATAGCATTGAAAGCACCCCAAGCAGTACCAGCAATTTCTTTCTGTCCAATACCACCATGATAATATTCATAAGTATCACTAATAACGTTAAGTTTACGTGTACTTATGCCAGCATCGTTAACAGCAAGAGCATTGCGATATACAACTTCTTTAAAAGAATGATTTGTAGTATTTAAAGCTTCAAGTTCAGCTTCTGTAAGATTACTCTTACAAATATACTCCATAACATCTTCATCAGTAAGTTTAATATCAGCAAGAACATTATAAGCCCATTCAGTATCCTTAATACGTTTCTTAGTAATACCAAGAATTTCGTGTGCTATTTCAATATTCTTATGAACACTTTCAGTATGACGAATACTAAAACTGTTAGTAGAAGTTCTAATCGCAGCGTTAAGAGTATTTTGGCAGATAACTCTAATAGGCGTAAATAGAACACGAACACCGCTACTACCGTCATGGCTATTAGTAAATACTAAATAGTTTTCAACAGGGTCACCGTGAACAAGAATATTGTCAGGAAGTTTAGCACTAACGAAAATACGTTCGCCATTACCAAAGAAACCAGCAGTTTGCCAAATAGCAGAATTTTCACCAATAACAGTATCGAAGAATTTAAAAGCAGCACTATTTTGAACAATAGTATATTTACCTTTTACCATACCAAGAGGAATTTTATAGTCATCTCTATAAGTACAATATTGGTTATCACAACGAGCATAAATATTCTTACCAAGAATATGAGCATCATTATCTCGTCTTTTAGCTTCGGTCAAATCATCGAGATTTTTATCCATATCGAGAGATAGTGGCATCTTAGCCACCATCTCTGCTTTCTTTACTTCCCAATTAAGCTGAGCAGCTTCAATTACTTGAGCAGAAGTTCTGCATTGAGTAACATCTTTACTACCTTTATATTGCCAAGGAAGTCCTTTAATACTATAAGCCATAATCAGATTTCGTTTAATAAATCTTGTATAATATCAATAATACGGTCACGGTCATTAATACCACGAGTATCACGAATATACTTAATAAGTTCTTTAAGTTTATCTATAACATCAAACATAACTTTATCATTTAATAGTTAAAGATTGGCTTTGACAAAGTTCAGCAACAGTAAGAGGAATTTCACGAGAAGTAATATATTGCTTATAATCAGAAGTAGAAGAAGCAGCAACACGATTAGCTTCATGTTCGTGATTAAAGAACATATTAAGAACATCCCAATTTACTTTTTTACAAAGGTCAAGAAGATTAAGTTCAATTTCAAATTTAACTTTAGTAGCTTCAAGGTCTGCAACAGTAAACAAAGAATCATTTCTTTCTTCAATAGTTTCAGCAGCATCAGGATTTTCAGCAGCAAAATTAGCATTTACAGTTTGAACAAAACCTTCGGGATCAATATTATTAGCTTCATCGGCATCTGGTTGAAGCATATCAACATTCCAAAGTTCACGATAACGTTCAAGAACAGCATCAATCAAACTAAGTACTAAAGGGGTATTGGTTTCACAAACAGTAGTAGCACGAGTCATAAGTTTAGCATCATCTAAATCAATAACCTTATTACCACTCTTATTGGAATTACCCCATTTAAGTACAGCTTCAAGCATAGCATCTTTAAGCTTCTTAGCGGCACGCTCACGAGATTTCTGAAGAACTTCAATACGTTGTTTTTCAGTCTTACAAGCAAGTGCACGACTTTCAATCATTGTAAACAACTTACGATAATTATCCAGTTTTTCATTAAGGTTATCTTGAGTAATTGCAAGCTGTTCCTCAAGCTCAGGAGTAATTTCACCACCAGCATCAATGATTTCATCAACAATACGTTGTAATTCAGCATCAATTTGATAAAGAGATTTATTCATATTTTAATTACTAAATTTATCTACAATTTTAAATCTATCAGGTTTAGCACGAGTATAAGGGTCGCTATCTATATCGTCATTGTCGGTAAGACTATGCAAACCATCGCCATTGTCAACAAGTTTAAGGCCGCTTTTAGCAACATATACTTTATATCCCCACCAATTAATGCCAAGCGGAATAACCTCAATAGGCTTATTTACGTTTGCGAGGTTCGGTTGCATAACGATAAGCAGGATTAAAATAACCAGTAAGATAAGTCTTTTCAAGAGGAGTAAGAACAGCTTTCTTTGCTTTCTTTACAAGAACAGCTTGATAATTTTTAACAAGACGAGCAGGTACATGAATAGAATAAATACGATTGCCAAATTCAACTTCACGCCTAACAAGAGCGTTTCTCATAATTTGAACTTTATAAGGAGTTTTATCCTCATAGTTTATTTTATCTTTACTACTAAGTCCAAAAAGTCTACTAAAAATATTCATAGTTGTATCAATTAATTAGTTAAAAATCATATCCAAATTTAATAAGTTCTTCACGTATCATACCAGCAATAATCTTGGCATTTGGATGAGGAGCACCAGTCTTACCGTGATAACGTAAATCAATAATATCACGCCATTGAGATACGGAATATGTATAAGCACAAATAGTAGCAGTATCGAGAGGAAGAACTCCACGAGCATCTTGACGTTGCATACCATTATCTACAAGACGTTTATATCTATTAAATTGTTCGTCACAACCTTGTATATAATCAAGAACAACACCTTTGTCTTCTTCACCATTTTTATAACAAAGATATTTACCATTAATGGTTTTGCTAATAGAATAATCATTCATCCAATGAGGACAACAAATAGTACCGTTTTCATAAACATAACGAGTAGATTGTTCAGCAATATTATTAGGACTAACACGGTTAAGTTCACGAGAAGTACTAATTTGAGTAGTAACTTTAAAAGTATATCTCATAAGTCGCCAACCAAGTTCCCAATTAATAAATTCTTCAGCAGTAACAATAAATGGTTCAAAAGTTTTAAGAATATTATCTTTATGTTCAATATAAAAATGACCATTAGTAGCTAAATAAATAGCTTCACTACCAATAAGATATTCAACATAAGGACAAAATTCAAGTCTTATGACAAGTTCTATATATTTATTATCTTTAGGAATAATATAATAAATAGAACGATGTCTAAACATACTAAGATGTCCAAGCTTTAGTAGATTATCAACAAGTTTTACATCATTGCTTCCGTCAGAAGCATAACAAATTCGAGCACATTTAGCAACATGATGAATCCAATCAGCGTCTTGGTGCCAAAGCTCAATAGCGGGTTTAATAATATTCATAATTATATCTATGTATCTCCCCCGTAGAGGATGGTTAAATCAATTGCTTTCGCATAACGTCATATATCTTGTAATAAAGAGAAAGAAGAGTAGTTTTATTATCAATATCAATACAACCTTCAAGCGTATCAATTCTTTCACTTTCATGAACAGGCTTATCATCTTTAGGTTCAAATCTATTAATACGATAAATAACTCCACCTTTATTTAAAATAGCATTAACTTCGTTTTGAAAACGAACATCAGGAATAAAACAAAGTCCATTACGATTAATACAAGCATTAGCACGAAACATGGTATTATCAACCCAAATGTTTTGACTAAGATTATTACGAAACAGATTTGTTCCAATAGCTTGCATTAAATGACGAACTTTGACACAAACACGAGTAGTATTTAGAGGAATACCATAAGCAACAAAATCGTTAAAATCAATAATATTATAATCTTTTCTAACAGCAATATTAAAATCAATGATTTTTCTTGTATCAAAACAATAAACACCATTATCTTTCTTATCTCTATTATTTAAATCTTCCAAAGGAATATTAAAAACAATAGAAATAACTTCTTTATTAGCATCACTAAAATGAACAACAGGAAAATCAGCAGGACGATAATTAGCATCATGTAATTCTTTCCAAGCCTTATAAGTAGCATAAGTACCTTGTAGACGTTGGTAATTAAGAATTTCAGCAGCAGTATCTTTACCAGAACCAATAGTTCCAGTAAAACCAATAAGATTATGTTTACTAAAATTTATCATATCATTAATATTTGCAGCAAATATACGAATAATACTTAAACGAAGAAAAAACTATTAATTTTTTTTCATTTTCTGAATGACGCATTTTAAGGCTCGCTGTTGGACGTTTCTTGAAAGCAATACGATTAATCATCTTGGTATAGATAATTGAATGTAGCCAAAAAGAAGTAGGTTTACGGCTGTGTTTTATGTCGTTTTAGTTTGGTTGAAAGCAGATATATGGCAAATAAAAAGGCTGGCAACAACAAGTTCATTGTCATCACCAGCCTTAATATTAGCTTATCGAATACGATAAATAACAGCTTTAGGATTATCTCGTTTTTCAACAAGAATACAATTTACATTATAATTCTTATTAACAGAAGGGATAATATTATAAGTATAAATCTTATATCCACCGGTATAATCTCGCTTGATTTTAACAGCGTCTTCAACTTCATCAGCATAAAGAGCTACAAAGAATTGTGTAGTTCTACTATCAGCGTCCCAACGTTGAAGAATGTTATAAGATTTAGCTTCAAAATAAGTAAATAGAATAAGAGATTTAAAGAAAGCATCATAATAAGTTTTAGTCTTATCTACTTTCTTAGAAGTAATAACATGATAATCATAAAGAATACTATTAACTTTATTATCAGCAGTATCATTAACTTCTTTAGTAACTTCTTCTATCTTTTCTATCGGCTTTGTAACTTTACTAAAATTAAACTTCGGCATCAATCAAACTAACTTCTTTAATGTGAAAAGGAACTTTCTCGACACCACTTCGTTCACCATAAGAAATAAACACAAACTTACCAATATAATCTTCTTTATGATTAAGAATATATTCTTGCTTGTCGTGAGGCATACTAAAACGAGTTTCAAAAGTAGAATCGTTAATATCATTACGACAAGTAATAATAGGAAGATTACGTTTACGTTCAGGCTGAATATCAATAATTTCAAATTTACCGTCAGTCTTAGTTTTAAATTTTTCCATATAACCAACACGACGACGACCATATTGATAATCAGTATCAGGATTGCGAAGTATAAGTCCCTCAAAACCTAAATCAATAAATTTATCTCTCCAAGCATGCGCATCAGCATCATTGCAAATATGATAAGTAGGAAGAATAATAAGCTGCTTTTTATTATTAAGATGTTTATCTTTACTATCGAAAACAGTAAACGGCTTTATATCAAGACGTATTCTATCTCGTTTATGCTGAACCATTTCTGGAATAGCAATATCATAACACCAAAATTGAAGAAGCTTATTATGAATATCATTCGGGTCTTTAACAAAATGATTAATTTCATTAACGCTATAACCAGGAAGATAAATCTCTCCATCAAGTGCCCAATTATCATCAAGCATATTTTGAATAATATCAGCAGACAGAGAATCAAATAAATAATCTTCAAGAGCAGTTAAAGTATTCCAAACAATACCTTCTCTACTTTGAAATTTAAGTCTAACAGGATTAAAAATAGTATCTCCTTTATAAGCAGTAATAAAACAACGAAGACCATTAATCTTCCATTGTCCGAGCATACAAGAAATTTTCTTCCAAACATTGCCAGTATAAGTCTTAGCAAGCATAGGAAGAATATTTCCATTATTCTGATTATTACGATAAGAGGGAAGATAAGCAGCAAGATAAGCAACAAAACTCGCATCATCCTCTACGGGGGGTAAATGCGGATTATCTTTGACATCTTCAATAGCTATATAACCTTGTTTCCTCTTTTCGTTATAACGAGAAAGAAGCTCTTTATCAGCATCTTTTTGAGTAACTCTATAACTATCAGTATAAGTTGCTTTACCAACAATACCATAATGGACAGTTATATAAGTTTTATTAGCATTAAGTTCAGCAGTCCAGCGATAAGGCTGTTCAGCATTATTCTTTCTATACAACCATATTTTCATTCATTTTTAGGTTTAAATGTACCAAAACTAAATTTAACAGCACGGGCGTTAAGAGCATCCAATCGTCTATCGGCAGCAGTTTTCTTTAGGCTACCGTCTTCGGATAGAGTTTCTGTACTAACTTTTCCGCTAAACATATCTTTTGTAGCAACTCTTCGAGAGCGAGGTTTACGTTCGACAACATTGGCTTTATCTTTTTTACTTTTAGCACCTTTACTCTTTTTATAGTTACCGATTTCAGGATGTACCATTGCGAACGCTTCGTTCTGTTTATCAAGAGCATTAAATCTTTCTCGGTATATTTGACATTGTTCATCAGATAGTATTCCGTTATCAATTCCATGTTCTATAATATAATTATATTCCCAGCTATATCGAGCATAAGAGTAATGATTTACATTAATCGGATAACCAACTCCCTCAATATAACGAGAACAATCAAGACTATGAAGTAAATCATCAAGAGCACGAACATGACCTTTAGTTTGTATTTCGTAATTCGCCCAATTCTTATCATAAACATCGGGTTCAAAATTAATACTCATAACTATAAGTCTGATTTGTTTATCTTGAATATCAGTACACGTTTAGGCTTACCAATAAGAACATAATTGTAACGATACCAAAGAATAGCATCAGAAGTTGGCGCTCCTTTAGCATAACCGTCAATTGTAGTAAAACAACCTTTCTCATAATCAAAATTAGAATGAACAAAGTTATCACTTTCTCCATGTCCAAGCAAATCAAATTTCTTAATAGTATAAGCATCTTGAGGATTATCAATATCTACTTCACCATAGCAAATAACGCTTTTACGACTAACCTCAAGATTATTAAATCTTTCACCAAGATTAAGTCGTTCAGTATGTTCAAGAGTATCTTCTTGCTCTTTAGTAATTGGAATCATCATTACGACCTTTTCGTACATGTCCCTAATACGGCAGAGTATTGCTTTCTCCCGTATTCCAAGTAAGTTCACTGTCTTCTCCATTGTCTTCACTATTATTAGTTAGATAATTATAAACATCAACAATAAGCCGATTAACTATTTCATTTGAATATTCTTTCTTCAATTCACTAAAATCTTTAACGTCATATTCTTTAGGAATAAGAACTGGAGTAATATCATAAGCATCACGAAGCCAAATAGCTTCACGATAACCTGTCATATCATTATCCATAAGAGAAATAATACTACCGCCAACGGTAAGCTTTTCTCTAATAAAATCATATTCTTTTTGTTTAAGACGATAAGTTTCATGAGGAAGATTAAGAACACCAATCTTCAAGTCAGCCGCTTCCATCCCCCGTAGAGGATTGGAAACATAGAAATGGTTCTCAATAGCAAGTCTATCTTTAGTGGATTTGGTTATAACAACTACATCATAATCATTACGTTCAAGATTAAGTACACCTTCAATATGATTACAATTAGTAATAAATCTAACATCTCCTTTCTTTCGTTTAGGAAAATAAAGCTTAACATTATATATACCATGTTTATCTTGTCCAAGAACATAAGCATAACAAGGGTCTTTCTTGTCATAATAATACTTAGGTTCAGGATTAGAATAACGATTAATATAATATTGCTCAATAGGATAAACGAAATGAGTGTTAAGATGATTAAGACTAATACCAAACTGTTCCCAATATGCTTTATCCAATTTATTCCAAGGACGAGGAGCAATTTCGATAACCGATTTACGATTACGAATTTCTTGAAGAGAAACAGCTATTTGTGCATCAACGTTGGCATCTTTTTCTTTACCGTAGATAATATCACGAAAAGTATAAACTATATGACGGAGAACGAAAAGAAAATCAGGTTTGTTATTAATGTCTATGTTTCGTTTGACAATACCAGACAGAACATACGCAGCGGCATCAAGACAATCTCCCCAAAAATAACCAGCAAAATCTCTACCTTTAAGAACACCTTTATTGTTATAACGAAAACCAAAACTTGGATGTTCGTCAGTTCTAAAAGGACTGGAAATAAGATTGCCGGTATCAATACAGTGCTGGATAACATAATCACTTACACCTGAATATACGGAAAAAATTGTAACTTGACTAACTTTGGAAAATATAAAGTCTTTAGTAAGCGTACCATTATTAATAGTTCTTCTCATATTGTCATTGTCGATAGTAGTAAAATAAAAAGGCTGTGAACCGCCAATATAGCAATTCACAGCCTTACAGCCAAATTTATTTACTACTTATTTTTCGCCAATAATAGCAGCTTAGAACGGCAAATCATCAGCAGGATTAGTAGCAGCGGCAGGAGAAGCAGGCATAGGAGCTGCACCATAACCGCCTACTGGAGCACCGGCAGGTACTTGCGGATTGTAAACACCACCAGCAGCAGGAGCGCCTGGAATCGCAGGAGCAATCGGAGCTTTAGCAGTTTCACGATAAATCAAGCTTTCTTTAGTCGGGTCAACATGAAGAACTGGAGCTTTAGTTTGGTCGAAGATTTCAATAACACCTTCACCAACAAAACCGTTGAAACCGAAATCGCCAGCACCGTTACCACTTACAATAGGCTTCCAAGCATTCTTAACTTTAGTAAAGCGAAGCAGCTTCATCCAAAGAGGAATATAAGAACCAGTGGCAGTTTTGTAAACAGGCTTGCCATTATTTTCCATAATAGCAATGAAATTCTCAAACAGAACTCTCCAACCAGCCAGAACTTCTTCGGGTTCAACAGGAATATATTCCATTTGCTCGTTAAAGTCTTCGTAAGGAAGTTCAAGAGCATCGGCCATTTCTTCCGGCATAGGCTTACCTTTAAGAACGAATACGTTCAGAATGTGTTTCAGATAATCAAAGACTTGATTAACTTTCCATTCATCGGCAGCACCGGGAATAGTAAGAGCATTACTTTCAACAGGAGAGAAACGAAGAGTAACATACTTACGAGCAATTACATCTTTAGCATTACTTGCGAAAGTAAATACCAAACTTGGAACAGAAAGACCTGCAAAAGAAGCACGACCACTATCTTCTTTCTCAGTAGCCCAAGCAAGTTCAACTGTTTCAAGATGACCTTTGAAAAGATGAGTAGCTTGGTCAATGTCACGTTCGTCAAATTTAAGACGAGCAGTACCACGACTTTCAGAAAGACCACGACGGCGTTTCTTAGGAGCTTCACTTGTTGGTTGTTTATTAATTTGAGTGTCTTCAACAGCTGCATCAGCAGCAACATTTTCTACTTCGGCTGCTTGCGCATTAGCAGCCATTCTTGTAGTTGGCATAATTTAAACGTTTAAATGGTTAATAAAATAAAGACAAATAAAAAGGCGTACAATCAACAATAGTATCATGTACGCCTTTTATATCAGTTATCTAAATAACGGAGAATTATTCAGCAGCAGTTTCGTCGGCAGCAGCTTCTTTCTTAGAAGCGTCTACATTACGACCACGGGTCGGAGTTTCGTCTTTGTATTTACCAAGCATTGCAACCTTAACTTCAACGTTCTTGCAACCGTCATGGTAGATACCAGTACGAAGTTCAGTTACATCTACTTCAAAAGTACGATTAACAGTCTTAGCTGCTTCGCCCAAATCAGCTTTCAGTGTAGCCCAAACAGCAGCATCAGAGAAAGTCAGAGCTACGCCAGTACCAGACAAGTTGGAAGAATTGGCACATTTAGCACCAGAATATTTTTCAACTTCATCAGCATCAATAGTCTTAGCCAGCATCTCGATTTGTTGTTCTTCCGTAATTCCCTCGGCTTGCAGAGAAGCGGCAAAATCGGGGTCGCCATTCTGAATAGCACTTTCAAGGATAGCTGCAAAGTTATTCTTAACATAAAGCAGTTTGTCGGCAATAGTCATACGTTCTTTGCACATTACAGGGTTGCCCTTAGCGTCAAACAACTGAACACCCTTAGCAATACCCCATTCGTCAAATTCAGCATGGATAGCGGCAACACCTTCCGGAGTGTTAATATCAATACCGTTTTCTGCACACAAAGCAACAAGTTCCGGATTACGTTCCGCAATAGCCTTGTCAACTTCGGCAACAGTAGAGATAAACATTACATAGTCACCGTTAGCCAGACCCAAAGCACGAGATACAGGCGGAGTGATACGGAACGCACCAACTGTCGGATTAATAACTAATTCAGGTTCACTAACAACACCACGTTTAGCAACGTTAACTGCACCAAGACCAAAACTCAATTTACCATTTGCAAAAGTTTTCATAAGTTCTTTAATTTTAAAATGTTAAACAATATAATAAAAGAAAAGGTAATCAATAAATTAATCGACACTTTCAGCACTAATGTCGATAATATCCGCATCGTTAAGTTCACGACCACTAACAATTTTCAATTCAGAAGTTTCCATAACTCCGAAAAGAATATCCGAAGCAATATCACGAGCAGCATAAGTAAAAGCACGATGTCCAATAAGGATACGAGCATATTTTTGGTATGTATCTTTCGTAAACATACCTGCTGCTTGAGCTTCTAAATAAGAAAAATGTCCAATAGCGTGAACTTCTTTACCATTAACGATGCGGCAAAGGTCATACTCCGTAACAAAGTCAATAGGCTTAGCCGGAATACGAGTTATAGGTATCTTCTTTTGAGCAATAATATTATTAGCATGTTTCTGATTAACAGCTACTTGATGATGTTCAGTAAGCTGATATTCACGATAAGTATTCCCATTAAAATCTTGATACCATTTAACAGGATAAACATATACATGTTCAGTATCAGCTTCTGCTTTCTTAGTAGCTTCATCAGCATTTGTAGCTTTAATACAAAACTCTGGAAGAAGATTTTCAGCATAAACATTAAAGCCATCAGTATATTCATACTGAGGAGTATAATCTTTGATAAGTTCCCAAGTTACTCCTGCCCTTGACAATAATGCTTTAATAATATGAATATCAGTCCCAGTCTTACCATTAATAACATGAATATGTTCAATACAAGTACTAAATGGAAGACCTAAATCTTGTGCCCGCATAAGGATAGCAAGACCGTCATTGACAGACTTAATACCACCTTTTTCGCTTCTCATAATCTTAGTGATAAGCATTTCAGCGGCAGCTTGTTGCTTGGCATCAAAAAGATTAATAGAACTAAAACCACGAGCATGATTAACAGGAAGATTTTCATCTTTAGTTGCAGTAGGAACAACATCTGCAACTACTTCTTGTCGTTCATTCGTTTCTTTATTCTCCATTATTTCAAAGACCTAACTTTTTGTTCTTGATTACATTGACAAAGATAGATATTATCTTTAAACTAACAATCATCAGCAACGAAAAAATTTTGTTGATTATCATTTTTAGCAATTTCGTGCATCGGGCTGTTTTTCTCCTTGTTTAGTTCTTTCTCCTCAATCGTGCCAGCAAGATACAACTTATAAAATACAGCCTTATCTGTATTAAAATGAATACCATTATAACGATAACGAAACTCGTCAATAGTATCGTTGAACGGGGTGGTGAAAATAACGGCGTCTACGCTGCATTCCAGCCCAGTATAGGAACGATTTTTCATACTCAATACATATAATAAGGTGGACTTCTGAAAGTCGCTTAAATCGCACGAATTGGCGTCAAGATTAAAACGCTCGACATTAAGATTAGAAAGAGCTTGAGCTTTATAAAGACGAATTTCGCCTTTATTGTTTCCAGATTTATAACGTACATAATCACCAGTTCTTTCGTCAATAATAGCTTTAGGAGCAGCAGCATCATGATAATCACCACAAGCAATACCATTCTCAAGAAGACATTCAGTTATAGCAGCAGCAAATTCACCACGCTTAGAAACAATAAGAACTTTCTTACCTTTAAGCTGATTATTAAGCAAATCTAAAATAGCATCAAATTTACTATAATTATCGGTAAGAAGATTCTTTCGTTCTCGCATGATATTATAAGCTGTATTAGCTCGTTCTTCAAGAGAAGTAGGATTAAAATAGGAATCAACTTCTTTATCAAAAGGATTATTAGGGTCGAGTTTATCACTCCAACCATTATAAGCAGCAATACTAAGACGAACTTGTTCAGCACTTTCTCCGGTATATTTGTTACCATTACGAGCAAACTCCATAGTTTCAAAACTACCAAAGATATTAAGACAGCCAGTAATATAATCAGTATATTCCTCATACTTCTCTTTATCACCAGCTTTAGTAAAACCAAGCATGATACGATGTTCCTCTACGGGGGAGATAACAGATGTAATATCTGTAATCTTAGCATTATTCATTGGCGGAAAAAGCTTATAAATTTCAGCTTTATCAGCAGCAGAATATTTATCATTACCAATAGCGTTATTCATAATAAACAAACCATATTTTGTTCGAGAAGCAACAGCACGAACACCAGCAACAGTTTTAAGATTTACATAAATAGCAATATTGTAACGATAGTTAACATCATGCCGAATATAATCGGCACTTAAAGCAGTATAATTAGTGGTAGGAATATTATTCTTATTAAGAGTATTAACTACCGCAGAACGAGTAGCATAACAATCAACAACAATAATAATTTTAGTAGCAGGATTTTTAGCAATACTCCTTTGACAAATTTCAAGACAAAGAAGAGTTATGTCCTCGTCAAGAGTATAAATATAAGTTCCATTGGCATTAAATTCACTAACCCAACGAGTAGCAATATCATAATAATTATTAGGTATCTTCATAGTCATCTTCATCAAAGAGAGAATTATACATTCCAGCTTTTTTCTTAATCTTAGTCTTACCTTTACCCTTAGGAGATATATTAAGCTTTACAGGATTGATAATCTTATATGCTTCATCATAATAATATTTATAATTAATATCACGAAGAGCAATATCAACATCATCAAGACTGTTACAAACTTTAACTTGAACTCCAGCAGCCATACGTTGACGAGCACCGCTAATATTATGAACTTTCTCAATCATACATCCACTATTAGAAACATAAAAACGAACATATCGTTGACAAACATGAACGGTATATTTACCGTCAACAACTTTGGTTTCTTCAACATGGAATTGGCGTCCAACATTCTGCGTCATACAAAAATCAAGAATATTAGTTGCAGCTTTAAGTGTATCCATGACAGGAACATGATTGATAAAGTAATCATAAACAGCTTTACTAACAATAGGCATACTATAACCTTTTTGAAGGTCATTAAGATACATAAGAGGATTAAACATTCCTTTAAGTTCATCTTCAAGTTTAAGCTTGCCAGTTTTCTTATCTTTAACTCGAAATTGAGCAATATAATTATTCACATCACGAGCTATAAGACAATGAAGAACATCAGCATCCATACTCATACCCGTAGTCTTTTGCCACCAATCTACAATACGATTAAAATCTTCTTCTTTATCTTCATAAACCTTAACCATAAGACCGTCTGTATTAGCAGAAACGATAGGAATACCATTACCTTCAAGCTCTTCGCATAACATCAATAACATTAGCTGTCCATTTATTGTTACTTGAAGAATAGCAAGACGGTCATATAGAGGACCATTTTCAAAGCCAAATTTACCATATATAGAATTGATAACTATCTTAAGAACAAGAGCAAGAACGTCACGGGGAATACCATCTACAACAGCTTCATCAGAATGTTTAACAGTAACACGAGTATCTTTCATCCACTGAATAAGATTACGAAAAGCACTCTTAATCATGTGAGCAGGTGCTACTCCATAAAAAGCCATAATAGAGGGATAATAGGAACTAACATCAGCATGTTTAATAGTAAACTTACGAGTATTACCAATAGCCGATTTATCAATTATCTCCCCCGTAGAGGAACGATAAACTCCATTCCATTCAGTAGTGCTCCATATTTCCATAGGAATATCTTTACTATGAAGACCGCCCGTAGCTAAATTATAAACTGTTTTACCAATAACAATCTCTTCTTGAAGAGAATCTTTATTAACTCGATAAACAACAGTCTTTCTAAGTTTAGCAAGTAATTCTTGAAGTTGAGGATTTTTAAACCTAACACAATCAAAAATAATCTTACCAATACTCATGGCTTTACGTTCGGTTCTTCCGTCTTTCCAACGGTCATAAGGAATACCACTAAATTTAGTATAGAATTTCTGAAAAAGAACATCAGCCATATTACTACGGCTACTATTAAGCACATCTACTTCGTAACTTGCGCTAACAGCATAACGAGATTTAATTTCATCAGGTTTAAGACGAACTATTTCAGCAACAATAAAAACATCGTTAAGATTGTAATGAAGCATATCAGGAATATATTCATCAAGAATATACCTATCCCACTTATCAATAGTGTTATTAAGTTCTTCAAGACTATATCCTTTGTATTTTACATCTTTACGATAATATTCTGCTTCTTTCTCATTTATAGGCGGAAGTTCATATTCAAGAAGTTCATACCATTGAAGATTAATAGAAGTTTGTTTAAGACCTTTAGGAATATATTTCTTTTCTCCTGTTTGACTATCGTTGTATGAACCAGCTTTATTAAGAGCAAAGATTTTCATAACATCAACTCCAACAAAAGGAAGTTTAAACTTATTAAGACTACGAAGAAAGAAATCATTTTTACCAGCTTCCTTATCATTCTGAAGTTCAATAATACGTTTACTTGTTTGGAAAAGTTTAGTTATAAGTTCTTTGGTAGTATCAAACTGATTAAAATACATAAGAAAAGCAGCAACCATAAGATTGTCATAACTTTTACTATTGTATCCATATAAGTCTGTACGAGCAGGAATACCATTACTGTCAATAGCAAATTTATAAATATAATCAACCATACTAAATAGTTGACTGTCATCAGTAGCAGTAATGTAAAACTTTTTGTTTTTAATTCGACTAAGCCTATCTTTAATAACTCCAACTGTTAGTTTCTGAATAAGAGGAATTTTCTTTCCTTTATCATTAACACAATCTTCAAAAGCTTTAAGATAGTCAGCCAAATCAACAAAAGTAATAGAAAAGAAATTAGGAAGTACTTCGACATCGAAACATTCTATTCGGAGCATAACGTTAAGTTCTCATATATCTATATTTGTTAAAATGTTGAATAGCTTTAGCAAGTTTGCTTTTTACAGCTTTAATATGCTCGGCATCACCAAGTTTGGTTAAATTAAGAGGAATATAAAGAATATGATAACCATTAGAATAAAAACTTTTAAAAGTACTATTTCCCGGAAGAACAGTATTCCAAGCACGTCCAAAGATTATCACAAACTTATATTTAATAGGAGCAAGTTCTCGACACATAATTCGATTACAATGAATATTAGCATCTTTAGTAACGTTATAAGACGGATAACGAGGACACTTAATATCATAAGTAACATAACATTGTTCAAGTAGTTCGTAATTAGTTATATCAAGCCACATAGCTTTTAATATACCAATGAATCTATCTCTATTTTCCTTGCCATAAGCACGAGGAATAACAAGAACAGTATCAGAAGTAATACAACCAATTCCTACTTCAATATTACGACCAGCATTAAATAACCGATTAGGACAAGAAGCACAATAAGCACATGTATCAACAGTCATATAGAAAATCATTTTATAAAAATACAATCGCTATATCTGTATTGCGTGTACATAGGAGAATGAACAAGAATAACATCATCCTCATCAAGAACTTCTTTCTCATCATGATAAGGAGTCATATTCCAAACACCATTAGCGTCTTTATCAAGAACAGCAAGAATAAAAAGTCTATATGCTTTACAATAGCCAACAACAACACATTTTTGACCTAAATCGTTAAAACATTCTTTGCCAAGATATTTGCTAATAGTATCGGCATCAACACGTCTAATTAATTTACCCATAATTCAAAACTAAGAAGTCAGAAGCACGAGAACAAGCAACATAAAGACGTCGAAGCAAATCATCAGCATTTGTATAAGGATGTCCATTCTTATCAAATACCATATCATTTATATCAACGAATACATTCTTATATGTACTGCCTTGTGCCTTATGTGACGTAAGGGCAAATCCATAGTCAATATCTCGTGTAAACATAATACGTCCAAGAGTATCTCGAACATCACAAAGAAGAAGATATTTACGCTTAAACTCAAAATACTTTTTCCATTTAGAACTTCTATCATAAGATTGAGCAGCTTTAGCAGTTTCAACAAGATAGTTTAATTCTTGACAATAAGTATTAAAAGTATAAGCATCTCTATGGTCAATAACAAACAAAGGTTTAGTAATTCCACCGCCATGAATAGCTTGGAACTTAACCATAAAACCTTTAAAGTCGTAATCTTGGTCAACAAAATTAAGAATATCACGAATAATATAGTCTTCGCTATTATTAATAATAATATCATTGAATTCGTCAACTATTGTAGTATAACTCATAATCAAATCATTATTGTTAAGAATAGACCTGTCAGCATTTTTAATCGTAACATTTCTAATATGATTATTCCAACCAGTAACAGCTTTGTTTGTATAAGCAACAAGACGATACAAATCTACATCCTTTTCAAAATCTTTATCAACGAAACCACGATTGATAAGTTGTTTAAATTCAGCATTACCAACAACTATATAACCTTTACCGTTAACAACATCCTTACGATGATTACAAATATAAGAAAGAAAATTATAACTTCTATTCTTAATATCTATACGAAGAATGTCAAGAAGCTCTCGAATAGGATTAGTATCTTCTTGTCGAACAATTTCAGTAAGACGATTGATTTTACTCGCTACTTTAAAAGCATAAGAAACAGTTTCTTTAACAGGAGCAAGCTGGCTATCATCGCCAATAAAAATAACCTTAATTTCTTGTTTTCTACAATAAGCAAGTATATAATTAACAAGAGCACGATTAAGCATCGAACTTTCATCAATTATAAGAACTCGTGTAGTATCGCCATTAAACTTAACGATACCAACAGGTTTGAAAGCTGGATTATTTGGGTCAAAATCTTCAATGTCGACATCAAGACGAAAACCAAATAGTTTTTGAATAGTATCAACTTTCATTTTAGTAGCATTAGCAAGAACACGACAAGCTTTATGTGTAGGCGCAGCGCAGATAATCATAGACCTTGTATAACGACAATGTTCAATAACATATTTCATAACAAAAGTCTTACCAACACCACCAGCTCCACATAAAGCTTGTACATTACTACCTTTAGAAAACGGAGAAGCGATAAAATCAATAAGAGCATCAACAGCCTTTTGTTGCCCTTTATTAAGAGTAACAGTTTCTTGATTTCTTTTACTTGGGACAAACTCCATTATCTGTATTTACTTCTTTTTCTTTATTAATATATTCTTCATATTCTTTATAAGCATCAGATATTTCTCTTACATCAGAAGGATTGTAACGAACAATAACATGAAAACGAATAATGCCAAGAGCATCCTTAATCAAATTACCTCGTACAATAAGACCATCAGCAATAGCAGAATAGAATTTCTTATTCATACTAATTCGACTTTCTTTATCTCGAATAATCTTAATACGATGTCCATATTTATCTTTACCACGAAAATAAACAGTTTTACGTTTAAACGTTTTATGACTGTCAGGGTCAAAGAAATAAGAACCATTAAGCCCAAGATAAGGATTGTTGATATAGCATTTAAGAACTCCATCAACAGTAATAACTTTACCTGTTACATCTCTTGCTATTACATCATCTTTCTTAACAGGAGAACGCTTTTTAGGTTGAAGCGCAGATAAAGAGAAATTAAACTTAACCATGACTTTAACGTTTACGAGTCATAATCTTGTTTACTTTAGCAGCAAGAATGTCTTTAGGTTTGTGCTTGATATCTATATCAGCAGCGGCATCAGCATCATCTTTCTTTTCTCCTTTACGGGGTGGGACATTATCTTTATAGATTTTCTTATACCCGCAATAATTGCAAAGAAAATCCAGTTTGCCGTTAGTACTATTACCAAGAGGAATACCATTAGTAATAGTAATAACTTTGACATTAGTATCAATGCTGATACCAGACATTCTTTTAAGAACGTTAACAACTCCAACTTCGTCGTATTTTCCCATAACTTTACATTGGTTAAATTAAACATATATAAATAATAAATAAGCCGCAATTACGGCAATAATAATCCAAATACTTTGAGTGTCATATTTGTTATGAAATACATATTCGTTTACAAGACAAATATTAAGACAAACAAGAATAACAATAATATCAGTAACAATATTCATAGTATCACGATTTAACTACCCCGTAGAGGGTGCAAACAACATCAAGTCATCTTATCTGCAAGCAGAACGGCAATGGCAGTAGCAGACTAAATAATAGCTACAAGAACAATAATAATTATAATTGCAGCTTTAATCCAGAACTTTACTTGCCACCTCATACTTTACGAACGTCAAAAGAAATAATAGTAGATTCTTCTTCAACAGAATAAGTAGACTTAACAAGGTCAATAGGAACAGCAGCACCTTTAATATGATTGTTAACAAAATAGCGAGTAGCAGCTTTTTGGCAATTTTCTTCTGTTTTACCAAGAACAATAATAACAACGCTCGCATCATTTGTAGAGGAATATAGTTTCATCATAATATTAAAAATTTAAAGATTCAACAAGAGCAGGAAAATCACAATCAATTTTAGTAAGATGATAATTATCAAATCTATCTTTCATTCTAACGTTAATGCTATTAGCTGTACACTTAATACATTTTATAGCTTTAACGTAAAAAGAATTATTATCGACAATTTTATAAGCACCATCAGGAGTAAAAGCACAGAGACAATAAATATAAGCAAGAATAATCTTAACTCCATTTATCAAAGCATTTACTTTAGTGATATAATAAACACCATTAACTACTATATGCTCAGTTTCTTTATCTCCTGAAATATAAATAACAAGATTATAATAATTACCTCTTTTATCAGCATGAAACCAAATACCAAAATTACCATGAAAGAAAGCAACAACTTTCTCTATATCATCAGTATTATCTTCCATAAGAGCATTAAGCATAATGTTAATCTTAATGTCTTTCTTACAATCATTACTAAATCCAAACATAATAGTAAGTTATTTAAGATAAACATTAATAGCCTGTTGCAAATCTACATGTGTAAGAACAGAAGTAATAAAATTCTTAATAGGTATAATATCAACATCCATGAAATGCTTAACAACATAAATATCATTAGCATTATTATCAAGAATCTTATTTAAAAGAGCATCGTCATTTGTTTTAGTATAAACAAGATAAGCAAAAGCAAGAAATATAGCATGCGATATACATTTTCCAAAAGTATCAAATGGAATAACACAAATATTAGGTTTCATCTCGGCAAGATGATTAACCAAGGCTTTGTTGCTAATACGTTTTGGTACATATTGTGTAGTACGAATATAAGGATAATAACAACAAATATTTGGATAATAATCAGCGGCAACAATTATCTGATAATGAGAACGTAGTTTATCAATAATATCAACAACTGTAACTTCTTCATTTGCAGGAACGTTAAACAAAGCCATAGCAGCAATATTAACAAAACGTTCTCTATCTGGATTTGTATAATTAATCATAGCAAAATAATTTTATTATATAATAAGAAAATAACGCATTTACAGCCTCGTCACACGACTTTTATTCGAGAACGATAGATTAATCATTTCGATATAGAAAATCGCATGACGGGCAAAAGAAGCCTATCTACGAATGTGTGGCGGTCTATTTAAGAAGTCCTACGGAACTTGCGTCAAGACAAGACTGGGAGCAACACGAACACGATAAATAGGAGTAGAAGTACCTTTAGCAACGTTTCTATCTTCAATAATACCAAAACGTTTTTCTGTAATAACCCAAACAACATCACCAACTTTATATTGACAAATATCATTTATAAAGTCTTCTCTAACATCAGCATCAATAATTTCTTCAATATTATCCATAGTTATTCAGATTTTTGTTCAAGAGCTTCAATAAGACTTTTGTTATGTTTAATAATTTCAGCATTATTTTCATTAACATCTTGAGCAGTAGCAACAATTTTAATCATAAGGTCATGGTTTTCTTTTTGATATTTATCAAGAAAATTAACACGGCTATACAAAACATCGCAATAATCACGAAGTTTATTAGTTCTACGCCACAGCGCATTAATGGAAATGATAGCTGCTATCAGCCATAATGACAAAAGCATTATTACCGTCAATAATAATTTGGAATTTAAAATAGTTTGTTCCATAAGTATATTTATTAAGTGAATAATAATTAGCAATAACAAAAAAGCCAGCACTATTCTCACGAACGGTGCTGGCACTATGACAAAACAGATTTGTAAACATAGGTTCACATTCAACACAAGTAGCATTGTTATAACTAATCTTTTAAACTCTAAGACAATGAACTAAATAAAAATTAACAAGAACCTATTTAGCCGCAATCACACCCCGTAGAGGATGCAAGAGCTTCATTGTTTCGGCTTCAATTCGCCATCATCAGTTAGAGAAAGAATAATAGCACTATTCTCACGAACCGTACCATTGTCAAGACAAATAATTAAGTTTAATAAAACAGATAACTAAAATTGCAGACGCTTCTGCACTATGACAAACATTAATAAAAACAAACACTATCTAACTAAATGCACAAAATAAATAGAACTATTGCTATTCTCACGAACTGCAATAGTAAGTCAATCATTTAGAAATTAAGCTTTACGAGCATTACTATTCTCACGAACAATAAGGCAACAAATCTATGTAGAAATATATGTACGAACAGATTGTCATTTATTGGCTCTACGAGCAAGTTCTTTTTCCAAATCTTCTTTAGAAATACCGGAAAGGTCAACAGTTGTATTGGTTCTTTCTTTATTTTCTTCAATAGCATTAAATCTGTCCCAATAAATATTATCAAGAACTTTCAAATCATCTTCAACAATATGATTGATATTGTCGTTCCAGTTCTTGATAAGTTTACGATAGATATTGAAAGCATCGAGAAGATTTTTAAGAGAACCGAGTTCAATATCTCTGGCTAACTCAAGAACATCATGAACAGCAAGAACTCGTTCAAGAGCATCGAAATGTTTACCTTTTTCAAAGATAAGTTCTCTTTGTTCAGCAAGAGTATTTTCTTTGAAAGACTTAACAAATTTAAGAACATCAGCAGCTTTATCATTAAGCTTGTTAATAATCTCTTGACGTTTTCTTTCAGCGCCGTCTTCAGTACAATTGTCACAATCACCGTTGCAACCAATCATTTCACAAGCAATAATAGCAGCAAGTTTCTTAGCATCTTCTTTTTTCATATTTGTATAAGTTTTAATTTAATCATAAAAACCAAAATCGTTATTATAAGGAGTATCATCTGGCATAATTCCATTATATTCAGAACTGTTATCTAAATCAGTATTAACAAGTTCAGCATCAATAGTAATACCAGCGACATTATTATCTTCTTTTTGAGGTGGAATATAAACTATTTCCATATATAGAAGCAATTAGAGTACTGCCCTGATAAAGAATAACATTATCAAATTGAGAATGAAATAAAGCAGGTTGTTTAGCTTAGGTTATCCTCTACGGGCAGGTGAACAAACTATTTGTTATTATTGGTATTATCAAGAACGTCTCCGTGAATATCATTGTCAACAAAGAAGTTTTCAAGAACAACGCCAGCATCACGAGCAATGTCTTCAATACTCTTAGCGAAAGAACAGATAAAGAAAGTTTCGGTATAAAGAAATTCTTTATTAAGACCATTTTCTTTAAGCTGGAACTTATTCCAAAGGAAATTCACATAGCATTTGCTATCTTGTTTAACAAGACCACTTTCTTTTGCAGCTGTGATAATATTCTTGGCAGTATGGCGACGAATATCACAATTGAAATTAAGAAAAGCAGCAATTTTAGCAGTGCTTTCAGGAACACCTTTGGGAATAACAGTTTTTCTGTCTTGTTTGTTACTTGGTTGATTAACAGGAGCAGTGGCTGTAACAGCAGCAGCTTCATTGGTAGGAACATTTTCTTCCATAACAGTAAGTTTTAAAAGATTAATATTATTATTAATTTTATTATCATGGTGACAAATATAGAAACTATATTTATACGACCAAAACAATATAGGAAATTATTTATTAAATTGTTACCAGTATTGGTAATAGTATTAGCGACAATCATCTAAATGCTTAGTATCAGTAGAATAAATCTTATTCGTAGCAAGACTACAAAAATTATAATAACAAGAATAAATATAACGATGTTAATTATAATATTATAGCGAATGTTATTAATGAAGATAATCAAACTAATAAAGCTAATCTTATTGAAGCTAATAATAAGGCTCGATGAGGCTCTTATTAAGGCTAAGCCCAATCAAGATGAACGCAATAAAGCTAATAAAGCTATATTTAATGCCGATAGGCAAGCTGATAGAGCTACAAATGTAGATGCGTCTGATAAATATAAAGCGGTTGCTGGTCAAGCTAAAGCTAAACTTGCGAATAGACGAGCTGATAGAGCTACAAAAGCGGATACGAGAAGAGGTGAGAGAAAGGCTAAACAAAAGGCTAAGAAAGGGAAGATTAGACAAGCTAAATATGGGAATAAGAATAAGAGTGATAATAAAGATGATAATAAAGGTAGAGGGGAGAATAACTTTAGGTTATGGGAGATAACTAAAAGTTATAAGGGGTGAGAGAGGGAAGTACATCCAGACCACCAGCCTTATCCTTATTCTCTTTTCCATTCTTATTAACACTTCTATTCTCAATAAAGCTCATCAGGAGCATCATTATTAGCACCTCTAAGCTCAAATATTCTTCCATTAGCATCCTTTCTAAACATTCTTCTATCACTCTTATCCTTACCTTTACCCGCAGCATCAACATTAACCACATAATTAGCATCAGCATTAGCTACACTAATAGGCTCAAATCCATCTTCAAAAGCACCTTTATCATTTCCACCAAGCTCATGCTCAAGTTTAGCATCTTCAATATCAATTATTCTTCCAGCAGTAACAAGCTTAATAATATCATCAGTAGCATCATCAACAGAAATAGAACCAAAAATAGCTTCAGTTATAACATTAATAACTGCTTTACGAAGAGCTTCATATCTTTTAGCAAGAGCTTCTTCAACAGCATGTCCATAAAAAGAATGACGCACAATACGAAAACCTTCTTCAACATTAAGACGATGTTTAATAGCAGCTTCTTTATCAGTCTTAGGCTGAACATCTTGACGAGGAGTATTAACAACAGTATCAATAACTTTAGCAACAGCATCTGTATCAGCATTAGCAGCAAGAGCTTTATTTAATATATCTTTCATATTATATAATTTTTACTAAGTACAACTTTACCATTAACAAAATCAGGATGTGTATTATCACCGTAATATCTTTTATAATCGGCAACAAAATCTTCATATCTACCATAAAATAGAGCATTATGATTAATAATATATACATTCTTTTTATCAGTACGAGCTATAATTCTATTTTGACAAGCAAATTCGATAGCTGATGTAAGACTTCTAAGACTACATTTTTTATCTTTAGAAAGCTCTTTAAGATTAATAATAATAACATTACTACCCCAAACAAGATTACGAGCAATACTCACAAGCAGATATATTTGAATAGGTGTAGCTTTTTCAAGCGCAGCAAGATAAGCATCACCAACTCGTTTAAATATAACATTGCCAGGAGATTCTTTAGTTAAATTAATAGTAGCATTACTAACACCAATACGATAATAAGTATCAGTATGAATATTATTCTTATTAACAAAACCAAATGGAGTAATAACAACTTTCTTTGCAACAGCAATAACATTATTAGTATAATCTTCAATTACTTTAACAGCAGCAGCAAATTGACTTTCTGTAATATCATTATGAGCTTTAGCAGCATTAATATCTTTAACAACTTTTGCTAAGATTTTCTTATTCAGATTAACTGTCGGCATTATAACATGTTTTTGATTAATAATCGACAAATATAATCATTATTGGAAATTTCCGTGCAGTAGTGCAGGAAAAACAGCACATTTATATGCGCATGTGCAGCAAAATGTGCTGTTCCAACGACATCAACAAGTTCGTGCCTATATGAAAATCAAGCAGTTACGAAGTGTCAGTAGGTCTATTATAGATATATGATATATACATTATACGTCGATTAGCAATAATGGCATAATCTTGCTTATCATATTGAGCACAAACGACATCTTGACAAGCATGAAAAAGCTTATCAGATAGGTCACAATCGTTTGCCAAGATATTTAGCTGCTGATGAATGAGAGTTTCCAGCCTGTATAGCTTGCTCATGCTCACGAGGAGCACAAGCAACAAGCTATTGCAATTCTTTTCGGCATCTATTAAGGCACCATGCAGCAGTAAGAAGAACACCAGAAACAAAAATAAGCCCAAACATTTGTTTTGTTTCAAGATTAGGCAAATTTTCGGAGAGCATAACAAGGAAGATTAAGCCCAATAACGTGAACTTGATGATAAACACCCAAAGAAGAATTTGTTTAAATAACTTCATAACCAATAATATTAAGAGATAAAACAATAAAAGGGCAGAGCATTACACCCTGCCCAATTACATTAAAATGGATTGTCACTACTGGAAGCAATCGAAGCAAGCAAGGAAGCCCGTTGCGTTTTGGCAGCTTTAGCGGCTTTGATTTCCTCAAGCATCATGCGACGCAGCTCTATTGCCATTGCTCTATATTCTTCCAATAACATAGCTTCCGTAGGCTCGTAGACTTCAATAACATGATAAATATATCTATCGTAGTCCTTAACGCCATACTCGTTAGAATTACGAGTAAACGGGTTAGAAGCAACAACACCAGCGGGAACAAACTCCGCTAATATTTGTATTTCCATTCCGCAGAAGAACGGCTCAGGCATGCCTGCTGCAATTGCGTTCTCTACCATGCTAACAAAGCGCCCGTAAAATGGATGTCTGCGCATCAATGCCGTAAGTTGGTATTCGGACACTTGCAGCGACTGCGTAAAGCCTATTTGTCGGCTTCCGTCTTTCTGCGAAATGCTTGCTTTCACGGGCTTGTTGAGCAACAACATTAAGTTATTATACTCATGTCCATTTTCGGCAACACGTTCAGAAGTATTAATACCATTAATAGTAACACGAACTACAAAGTTTGCTTCGTTTGCTTTCATTTCGTTGATAATTTCATCACGTGTTTTTGCAGTTGTAGCAACGTTTTCATTGTCACTACCACTGTTTTTAGCTTCTTCAGCTGCTTTTCTTGCTTCTTCTGCTGCTTTCTTTGCAGCTTCTTCGGCTTGTTTAGCCGCAATTTCTTTTGCATTCATAAGACAAAATAGATTTGTTAAATTAAGCCCTCTAATATTGACAAACGCATCGAGGACTGATAGCCTGCGCTTGTCGACATCAAATCTTTTGTTCAATGTCGAGATATTTAGATGCTGATGAATGAGAACTCGGAGCTTAGGAGTTTGCTTAGGCTAAGCAAAAACTTCTCTAAAAATATAATCAACAAGTCTATCAAGAATAATATAATTCCAATAAACAATGACGGGGGTGTCAAGTCGAAGCGCAAGCACCGGGGGTTCACACCCAGTACCTTCGGCGTGACAGTCACTTGCATAAAATTTTCACTTTATATCAAGAAGCTCATTCTTACTTATACTCTCTTTAAAATCTTTATCACTTCTCTTATTATCATCAAAACTCTCATTTTCTTTTCATCCTTATTCGCATCTTCTATCTCGTCGTCACTCACAGCTTTATACGCATTCTATTCCAAATCTCCAACAGCATTCCTATAAATATCAGCTTTAGTAGCTCCTTTATTTCCTTTATTTATATTAGCTTTATTAGCTTTATTATCTTTACCAGCTTCACTGGTTTATTCATATCAGATAACACAGTTATAACAATATAGGCGTTGCCGCCAATCTTGACGTTATTGTCGCTATTATTATATTCACACCCCGTAGAGGATAGAGCTATGACTTGCTCTTGATAATAAAGCTGCTCTTGTTTCTAAAGATAATAAAGCTGCTAAAGCTCTTATTGCTCTTGTTATTAGAGCTGCGTTAAGCATTATATGGCTGAACCCTCTACGGGGTGTGAATGCGCCTGTATCTGCTACTCCGTTTCTTGTTCCTGTTATTGTTATACCTCTTGCTCTTATTATTGATAATAAAGCTGCTTAGCATGTGCGCTTGCTGGAGCGATTTCGGGCGTAAGGAGAATGGGCTGATAACAGCCTGCTACGCTTTCAGATTTGCCCGTCACGGCACGATAATTTGAAAAATAAGCTATCCTATTATTTTGATAAAGAATCGCTTAATGAGGCTGGAAATAGGCTTAGAAAAAATTGTTAAAAATAGTTTAATAAATTGGCTCTTATTAAAGATAATGTTTATACTTGCAGAAACAAAATAAGTATGGATAATATTGTTGATAAGATTAAGGCTGTTAGACGAGATGAATATAAAGCCGACTATGTTCCCGGTTCTCGTAATAATAAAAAGCCTGTTAATAAGAAAAGTAAAATGAAAGTCGGTGACGCTGGTATTGATTGTTTAACTAAATAAATTATTTATGATACGAATTAAAAGCGATTTAAAACCGTATGCTATTGAAGTTCCTACTGCTATTTCTGAAATTGATGAAAGATACTTTAAGGCTCTTCTTAATGGTGTAAAGATACCTAATAATTATGCTGTTATTGCTATCTGTTACAAAGATAGACTTTTCAGTATTCTTTCTGATTTTAAGAACGGTAACAATGGAACTAAAGAAGTTGTTCCTCTTATTGCTAAAATTCAAGACAATGAATCTAAAGTTCCGTTTGCTGTTGCTGACATTGCTATTGTTGATGCTTCTTCTATTGAACGCGGAACTCATTTATCTCTTCGTAATAACGCTATTTGTTTTGGTGCTATTTGCGAATATTGTCTTAACGATAGTGAGCTTTCTAAAGCTATTATGAATGGTTCTTTCTTTAATGGCGGAAAATCTCTTGGCGCACACGAAGCTAAAATGTCTGCTCCTGATGTTTTCTTTGTTGAATTTAAGATTGTTCCTCTTTGCGATATTAAGGCTTCTTATTCACAAGATGCTAATATTGCTTGTACTAAAGTTGAACACGATAAGAGTAATCTTAATTAATCCTTTTCCTGCGTTTAAATAAATCCCAAGCCGCTAACAGATATTGTTTTTGATATTCTTGTTGGCGGCTTTATTTTTTTTTATCTCACTAAAGTTGATAATATGATTGAAGAAAAACTTGATAATATTCTTGACGGAGTTGATTTGGGTGAGGATTATGTTTTAGTTTATAAAGATTACGAGAATGTTCTTAAAGATATTGATTTTGCCAACGATGAAGAAAGACTTCTTACTCGTGCTATTATTAAGAATTTAGAGCACGAAGCATCTAAACAATTTCTTAAAGAATTATCTGTTGATATTCCTTATATTGGAGTTGCACAACGTAATCTTCTTCGTAAAAGTATTGTTGCTTCTTACCATGAACTAAAAGAAGCTCGTGAAACTCTTCCCGAAGAAGAATATAAAGAGTTTCGTGACAATCTTATTAAACAGAAGAAATTTGAGATTAATAATACCGAACTTCAACGTCGTATTGAAAAAGAAAATAGAAACAAGAATTATAAACTTTGGATTAAGCTTGCTAAAAAGCATGGAGTATCTTATGCTAATTTTTATATTTATCTTCATAAAGACCTTCATGTTGTAGAGTTTAATCAAGAACTTAATGATGCTTATGTCGAAGCCTATTCTGATTGACCAGTTACTTACTATTGATAAGACAGGAATGCCTGCTGCTCCAAGCATCACTCAACTTCTTGATAAAGATGTACGTCTTCTTTTTGTTAGAGATACTTCTAAGAATAAAGAAATGTATATTAAAGAAGTTGGTGTTATTTATTATCTTGCCGACCCTAAAGGCCCTTGTCTTAGTCAAGGTCTTAGTCGTAGTGAAGCTCTTCAACGTGCTCGTGAAAATTTTGACCTTCCTACTACTTATACACCCGACCTTTTAGTTGAGAAGCTTATTAAGCGTTATCATTCCCAACGATGTGGTATTGCTGGCGAAGCTGTTGAATCTCTTCAAAAAGCTATTCGTAATATCACTGTTTCATCCAATATAATTAATGAACAGCTTAACGATAAACTTCAAAGTGGATTGTCTGCCGAAGACGCTGGTATATTTATTGATTATATGGATAAGATAAATAAACGTATAACTGATTTACCAAATCTTATTACTGCTCTTAAGAAAGCAGAAGAAGAAGCTGCTTATGAAGAAGAAACTCGAACAGCACGTGGTGGTGTTAAAGTTGTTAGCAGTATGGTTGAAGAAGATTAACATGCTATGAAAATTGATAAACGATACAATGGAATTAAACTTATATTTCATGAAGAGGAACACAAATATAACGATACTCTCGGCAATGATTATATAAGTACTACTACCATACTTCATAATTATGCTCCCAAATTTGATAAAGAATACTGGCTACATAAGAAAGCTAAACAACTTGGTATTAGCGAAAAACAACTTGAAGAACAATGGAATACTATTACTAAAGAAGCTTGCGAACGAGGTACTGTTACTCACAATGGTCTTGAAGACGGTATTAAGGGAGCCAGTAAGTTTAAACAAGCTATTCAATATCTTGAACGTGACGGTGATGGAGAAATGATTACTGTCGCTGATTTAAATACTATTAATGCTAATTATAAACTTCTTAATATAGAAGAATTTAAAGAAGCTACTGATTATAAATATGATAATCTTTATGAAGTCTTTGAAAAATACGTTAGTCTTGGTTATAAGATTTATGCTGAGATTGGTATGTTTCTTATTGATTATCTTATCAGTGGTACTATTGATGTTCTTCTTGTTAATGAATGGGATAATAAAGCTGTAATTGGAGATTGGAAAACCAATCGTGGCGGGCTTATATTTACATCTGGTTATTATCGTAAAGATAAGAAACAGAAACCTGCTCAAATGACTAATGAATGGGTAGAGAAAAAAGAAACTCTTCTTCCACCTGTTAGCAATCTTCCTCATTGTAATGGAAGTATTTATAATCTTCAATTGAGTATGTATGCTAAAGCTGTTAATCTTATAACAGGTCTTGAAATTCGAGGACTTTGGCTTGCTCATATTGATTGTGATTTTGAACTTAACGAGTATGGAATGCCTAAACGTTTTCCTGATGGACTTTATCATATTAAAGAGAATCCAACAGAGAAGATAACTTTCTATACTCTTCCTTATAGAGAAAAAGAGATTGAACTTATTTTAGCTGATAGAAAAGCTAAACTTAAAGCTCAAGATGTTAAACGTAATTTTACTCTTGGATTATGAAAAATACTATTATTGGTTTAGTTATTGGTATTATACTTGGTGTACTGTCTGGAGCTGCTCTTTATGATAAAAACCCAGAGCCTATTATCAAGTACATTCCTTTACAGGGGAGTTCCACAGATAGTATAACTATTGTTAATCTTACTGAACAACTTCGTAGAACTCAAGATAGTCTTAATGCTTATAAAGCTGATACTACTATTAGTGCTGAACTTTTTGTTGCTAAATATAAACTTGAACGTATTCGTCATTATAATGAAATTGCAGCTAAAGGTAACAATATTAAATACCTTAGAGGTTGGCTTAATCGTGTACTTAATGAATAATGTATTATGAAAGTTATTAAAGACAATGGAACATATAGAGTTGTTTATACCGAACAACTTATTAAAGATGATAACGGATATGGTCTTATTAAACGTTATAAAGTTCAAATTTATGACGATAGACTTTTTCTTAAAGATTGGCTTAATATAAAAGTTTTTGAAGCTTATGATGGTGATAAAGATGAAGTTGATTATATTAAAAACGAAGCCATAGACCTTTATAATAAGATTGTTTATTCCGATAAATATTTTGTTACCAATGCCGTATGTGAATAAACAAGGAACTTCAACTAAAATTATTCGTATAAGTATTTACGATGAAAATAAAGTTGATATTTTTCGTAGTCTTTTTGAATGTAATCAAGTGTGTGGAACTGTAAATAGTCAAATACTTACTTGTTGTAGACGTAATGCCAAAGCTGGTCGTTTACAGTTTAGAGTTAAGGATTGGTATTTTACTTTTCCCGATAATAAATTACCGTAAGCTATGGCTGATTTTAAAAGTGCTTATAAAAAGATTGAAGCTGCCGAGGGCGGCTATGTTTTCGACCCCGATGATGCTGGCGGTGAAACTTATAAAGGAATATCTCGTAAAGCTAATCCTAATTGGGACGGATGGATTTCTATTGATGCTATTAAGAAAGCTCATCCTACTACTTTTAAGGGTATTCTTAAAAAGACTCCCGAACTTGAAAAGAAAGTTCAAGACCTTTATAAAGACAAGTATTGGGATTGTTTTGAACTCGATGATGTTCCAAGTCAACTTGTTGCTGAGCAAATGTTTGATACCGCTGTTAATCAAGGTCAGACTGCTGCTATTAAATTTGCTCAACGTGTGCTTGACCTTAGAGAAACTGGTAAATGGTCGCTTGACCTTTTAAATAAACTTGTAGCTATTAAATAATAAATTCAACGGAGTTATGAAGAAGCTTGTAATAATCGTATTAATTATAGCGTTAATTAATTTATTAATAACAATTTTGTTGTTTAATAAGTCAGGTGCAGAATGTTCGTTTCAGCTAATAAATGGTTTTCCTGATACTGTTGTTAGTAAGGTTCGGATTGACTCCGTTGAACTTTCTATTAAACATCTTGATAGTACAATTATAAATTATAATACTTATGAAAAGGAAGTTATTGATGATGTTCTCAATCTTGATGATAGCGCAACTGTTGCTAAATTCTACGAGCTTATCGGCTCATTCTCTACGGGGGGTTGAAGCAAGGGACAGTGTTAGAATAGCTATTGATGATTTACGTACTGCGAATGCCATAATGACTAAGGCTAAAATTGATGCTGCTGTTATAGTTCTCAAAGATAGTATGATTAATCTTAAAGATAAGAAAATAGAAATTCTTAGTAATAGTTATGAAGAAATGAAGCGATATGCTTCTGCTTCTGAAATTGCAAGACAAAATTTAGAACGTAATCTTGATAAGTCCAAGAAAAAGACTAAGATTATTGGTGGTGTAGCTGGTGCTTTTGCATCAGCTTTTCTTGTATTGTTATTAGTCAAATAAAGATATGGCTGCTGAAAAATATCCTTTTAAAGCGTTTATAGAAGAAGATAAAAGCCGTTATCCGCTTGCTTCTGAAAAAGGTTATTATGACTCTTATAATCATTTCCGTATTGGTGACAGTGGTGGTTTTATTATGAATATTAAGCCGGGTAAGTTTGTTAATGTTCATCTACTTACAGAAATGGCTGATTTCTTTGAAGCCAATGGAAATAAATATACTAATTTTAAAGAAGATAGTATTCCTTATAGACAGCTTCGTAAGAGAGAAGCAGACCGTAGAAAGAATGGTTTTAGTGCTCCTATATGGCAAAATCCAGATGGTTCTATTGAAGATGTTCATATAAGTGGTGACTATTATAATTTTCTTAATTATACTCGTATGGAACGTACAGACGATGCGAGTATTAATGCTTCTGGTCGTATAGCTACTGGTGAAAAGAAGTTTGCCTTTCCTCGTTTTGTTGATGCTCAATTTTGGACACATGCTGTTTATGAGTTTGCTAAGAATAATGGTTTTCATCTTATTATTGTAAAGACTCGTCGTGGTGGTTTTTCTTATATGAATGCTGCACGTGCTGCTAATGCTATAAATCTTCGTAAACATAAAGTATTTATTAACGTTGCTGCTGATAATAAATATCTGATTAAGAAAGGTGGTCTTACCGACTTTGCTCTTAATACTCTTCGTTTCTATGAAGAAAAGACTATGTTTAAACGTGGTATTTATAGTAGTAGCGCTGAAGACTTTCGTCTTGGATTTAGACTTCCTAATGGAGTAGAATCTGAAGATAGTTGGCAGAGTTCTCTTATTTCTGTTTCTGCTAATAATAATCCTGACTGTGCTATTGGTAAAGATGCTGTTGGTATTAACGTAGAAGAGCTTTCCACAATGCAGAATTTCAATGAATTTATGACTGTGACTGAACCTGCTATGACAGTTGGTGATATTACTACTGGTTTTCTTGTTGCTTGGGGAACAGCTACTGCTACTAACATGCAAGTCTTTGAAGAAAACTTTTATGCTCCCGGTGAATTTAATTTTATGCCTTTTGAAAATGTTTGGGATAAAGATGCTCGTAATGAGATTTGTGGTTTCTTTAAATCTTATTGTTGGGGTCTTGAGGGAAGCATAGACGGTATTCCTGCTGTTGATGAAAATGGTAATAGCAATCTCGATATTGGTCTTAAAGTTGCTATGCGTGCTCGTGAAACTATGAAAGCTAAAACTAAGACTTTTGCTAAGTTTATTAATTATTGTGGTCAACGTGCTCTTTTTCCTGCTGAAAGTTTTAGTAGTGCTACCGAAAATATCTTTACAAGTGAAGAACTTGTTAATTATGAAGAACGTCTTCGTACAGATAGTGTTTATAATTTCTACGTTGACGGTCAATTTGAAGAGAAAGGTAACAGTCTTATTTTTAAATCTAATAAACGTATTAAGGAAGAAAATCCTGATGCTGTTGTTTATGATTGGATACAAGGCGTACCTCGTAAAGGAAACGAACATCCTCATGGTTGTATTCGTATTTGGTTTCATCCTCAATATGATATTAAATATGTTAATGATGTTGAAGTTAAAGAAATTCCAGAGGGGACTTATGCTGTTACTTATGACCCAGTTGGCATTAATAAAGATGCTAAAGAAATTACCGATAAACATTCTCATAACAGTATTCATGTTTGGGAAATGCCGTCTGCAAGAAATGGTTATAAACTAAAATGTTGTGCTGCTTATTATGGACGTCCTAATAAACTTGAAGAAGCAGATAGAATTTTTTATCAACTTTGCCGTTATTATAATTGTGTAAGAACTGGTATTGTTGAGGTTAACCGTGGTGAAACTGTTTCCAATTTTAGTAAATGGAAAGCTACTCGTTATCTTGCTTTTGAACCTCTTTTTGTATGGGACACCAGTTTAAAAGGTGCTGTTAGTAAGTCTTATGGTTATAATATTACAGACGGACAAAAGAAACTCGATGCTCTTCGTTTGTTTAAGGAGTTTCTTTATACAGAAATAGGTAAAGATGAAGAGGGCAAACCTATTTATCTTTTTACTCGTATTCCTTGTTATCAAGATATTCTTGAACTTAAAAAATGGAATCCTGTTGGTAACTTTGACCGTGTTTCTGAAATGCTTCTTATAGCTATTTATAGTAAATCTCTTGATATTAAAGCTCAAGGTGAGAATAGTAATAGAAAGAAACTTCTTGAAAGTCAAGATGCAGCAGAAAAGTTTTGGAAACGTAATTGGTATTAATATGGAAGAACTTAGTACTTATCTTTTTTTGCAATGAATATTTTTGTATTCGTCTTGAGTGTTTGATTAATACTCTTTATATTTATAGTAGATACGCTGCTTATTGTTAAATTAAACCTTATATAAATATGTATTTTAGTAACAATTTTAATTTTCCTAAGCAGCGTGTTAGTGCTGCTGAACGGAATAAGTTTGAATACTATGCCAATTGTTGCGATTATGTTATTGCTGCTGGTAAAAGTATTGCTCGTGATGATGAAGTTGAACAAAAATATGCTTTCCTTAAAGGGGAGATTAATCCTGAATTTTATAAGAAAACTCTTAATCCCTATAATGCTGAGAAAAAAGAATATACTCGTTTTCCAGCTACTATGCGCAATTACGATATTGTTAACGGAGTTATTCGTAGATATGTTGGAGAATATATTCAAAATCCGCATGACTTTATTGTAGGGGCTAATAATCCCGAAGTAGTTCTTTCTCGTGATGCCAAGCTTCGTCAAGAACTTATGCAGATTGTTCAAGTTAAGATAGCTGAACGTATTCAACAGAATTATCAAGCATTTGTACAACAAGGTGGACAACCCGAACAATTTAATCCTCAAGATAATTTTGATATTGAAGCTTTTGTTAAGAAATTCAATGAAGATTATATTGATGATATGTCTGCCCAAGGACAAGAGATTCTTGCCGTTATTGATGATTTGACTGATGCTGCCGCTTTATATGCTCGTGCATATTTTGAATGGGTTGCTTTTGGTAGAGTTTATACTTATACCGAAGTAAAAGGAAATCAAATCATTAAACGAGTTGTTTCTAATAGAGATGCTTTTCCTGTTCCTAACGATAACGTTCTTGTTGAAGATTACGATATGTTTGCTGAACGTCGTATGATGACGCTTCAACAAATCATTGATGAATATTATGATATGCTTGATGATAAAGACAAGGAATATCTTGATACTTATTATATCAATGGTCGTAATATTTCTCAAGACGACAAAGGACTTCTTTATTGGGATAATTATAGACAGCGTTATCCAGACCGTTGTTCTAAATTTAGTGATAAAGAACGTGAGTATTTTAAAAGCGAACCGCTTATGGTTCGTGATTTTAATACTAATCTTATTGAAGTTTGGCATGTAGTTTGGCGTGGACAAGTTAAGAAAGGTATTCTTACATATCAAGCTGGTGGTATTATTGGCGAAAGAGTTGTTGATGAAGATTATAAACTTAATATCGAAGCTGGTGATATTAACATTGAATGGATTTGGGAACCGCAAGTTTTTGAAGCCGATAGAATAGGCACTCGAAACAATGCTGTTTATCCTTATAAATGTCGTCCTATTGCTTACAATCGTAATGGTAAGCTTCCTTATAATGGTATTATGGAGCTTCTTCCTGGTTTTGGTCGTTTCAGTATTATTGATATAGTTCTTCCTTACCAAGTATTTGGTAATATTGTTGCTTATCATAGAGAAATGGCTATTGCGAAGAACAAGTTGAACGTGCTGATGATTGCCCGTTCTCTTCTTGGTAAAGTTCCTGAGGATACTATTTATCGTATGGCTGCCGACGGTGTTCTTTATATTGACGACGAAGATGACCAAGGTATGCTTAAAGCTCAACAAGTTCGTATGCTTAATAGTCAGACTTCTGATTATATTATTCAACTTGGACAACTTCTTGCTGAAAACGAACAAGCTGCTATGAATAAAGTTGATATGACTCCTCAACGTTATGGCGAAATTGCTAATAGTGCTGGTAAAGGAGTTACTGAACAAGCTATTATTCGTGGTTCTATGGGTAGTGTTATTGTTGAGTTTATGTTTGACCACATGCGTGCCCATGATTATCAACGTGATTTAGATTATTCTAAACTTGCTTGGGTTGACGGTCTGCAAACTTCTTATAAAGATAAGAACAATGGACAGCTTAAATATTTTAGTCTTGACGTTAATTCTCATCTTTATGCCGACTATGTGATTATGCCTAAACTTTCTGCTAAAGAAAGAGATAAACTTAATCAATATAAACAGTTTGCGTTTAGTGCTGCACAGAATGGCGATGCTGCTATGGCGGCTGCGGCTATTGACGGAGATAATGCAGCAGAGATTAAAAAGGCTATTAATAAGTTCCAAGAACTTAATCGTCAGCATGAAGAACAAATGAAGCAACTTGATGCTCAGAATGCTCAAGCTTTACAACAATATGAACTTGAAAAGATACAAGCTCAAGGTGAGCAAGATAGACAAACTCTTAGCCTTGAAAAATATCTTGATAGTCAGATTGAAGCTGTGAAAGCTATGCTATCCTCTACGGGGGGTGACTCTGCTGCATCTCTTGCTGCGACTAATGCCGCCAATGCTGCTAAGAATAATATTGAACGTGAGAAAGTAATGAATGAACGGCAAAAAATTGCCAACGATGCTAAAGCTCAACAACTTAAAGCAGCTACTGATGTTTATAAAGCTGATACTCAATATAAAATTGCTAAAGAAAATAAGAATCAATACGATAAAAAATAATCTTTTCTAAAATGTGTTTTGTGTCTATGTGCCGTTATTGCTCGTGAGAGTAGTAGCGGCATTTTTGTTTATAATGCTCTTGTTATTAATAAGGTAAATCGAATTTGTAAATATTGTTTACCAACAGACTTATTTTAAAGCTCACTGTGCCACGCTTCTACGAAAGTGGATAGATTAATCATTTCGGATAAAATCGTTCGATGTGGATAACGGCTGCAAGCGTAGATGCACTTCTAATACGATTTTTGACAGCAGAAATATACCAACCAATCTCCCCCGTAGAGGATACGCCTGCGGAACACCATATTATATATATTATACTTTTGTCTTGTAATATTAATCCAATAAAAGATAAAGTTATGCCTAAGATTGATTTTGGTTTTGGCGGAAGTGGTAGTAATGAACCACAAGAACCAATTACAGATTTAGAAACAGGTAAAGTAGTAGATGACCCTACTGGTCAGACTACTGGTCTTGGAGATAATAAACCCGTTGATAAGCCGGCTGATAAACCAGCAGATAATACTGATGACAATAAGCCTATCGACGGTGATAAACCTGCTGATGACAACAACAAACCTGCTGATGATAAATTTGGCGATTTAGTTGCTGGTACTGTTATTTCTATTGGCGAAGAATCTTATACTGTTGATAACGAGGGCAACCTTGTTGATAAAGATAATAAGATTTTTAAAGAAGCCGCAGAAGTTAAGGAATATCTTGCTCAATTTGAAGTTGACGAGAATAAAGAAACTTCTATTGATGTTGATTCAATTATCAAAGCTGTTGGTGTTGAAGTTACTGATGAGAACGACAAACCGATTACTTTTGATAATACTCCTGAGGGTATTGCTCAATATGTCAATGAAGTTATTGAATTACAGAAGCAAGAAATTGCTCAAGCTGGAGTTCAAACTCTTCTTGATAAATATCCTATTGTTGCTGACTTTCTGAATTACTATGTAGCTAACGGTAACGATGCTCGTGGATTTGGAGAAGTTAAAGACAGAAGTTCTATTACTATTGACGAAAATAATATTGCACAACAAGAAGCTATTATTCGTGAAGCCTACAAAGAAAATAAACGTCACGGTGATGTTGATGCTTACATTAAGTATCTGAAAGATACTAACGCTCTTTTAGATGTTGCTAAAAGTGAATTGGCTGGACTTCAACAAGCCGATGCCGCTCTTAAAGAGCAGCAAGCTAAAGAAGCTCAAGCCAGACTTGAAGCTGAGCGTAAAGCAGAAGCCGATTACTGGAACGGTGTTAAAGCTGTTGTTGATAGTAAAGAGATTGCAGGTTATAAAATACCTGATACTATCATTATTAACAAAAACGGCAAACAAATTGCAGCTACTCCTAATGATTTCTTTAATTATCTTTATCAAGTTGACGATAAAGGTTATAGTCGTTATGAAAGAGATTTAGCTGCTCGTGATGCAAAGGAACAACTTCAAGACGATTTGCTTCGTGCTTATCTTACTTTTACAGGTGGAAGTTATTCTAATCTTGTCGACTTGGCTGTTACTAATAAAGAAACGAAAAATCTTCGTCTTAAAGCAGCCGCTGCAAAACAAACTACTACTGTTAGAGTTACTCCACCGAAACCGAAGAGTGTTGCTGGCAATATAGCTGCCGCTCTTGGTTATAGTTAATAACTAAATAAAATTATTCATTATGTACACAATGCGAGTTCTTGAAACTGGGCGTTATGACGATAGAGGATATAGCAATGAAGAAAGTATTGCTAATCTTATGCTTCAAAGTCCAGTTGAAATTAATGCGTTTTTGACTTACAACTATGGTCTTGACGACGACCGTTTCCCTCTTACGTTTATGACTGAGGGTCAAGGTGCAAAAGGTACTGATACTGTTGCTACGGTACAGTGGACTTGGAAGACTATGGGACGCATGAAATTTATTGATTATGTTACTTATTTCAATACTTCCAATACTAAACCTGGTCTTGGTGGTGCTGAATTTGAAGTACATTTTGCTACTCATTGGTTTATCGAACAGTATGGTGTTATTGCTCCGGACGGAACTCAATATCGTATTCAGAAAGACCTCGGTGAATCTGCTTACGGTTATGCTTATATTCTGGCTCCGGTTAATCCCGACCCGACTGCTTATTGCGACCTTGACAATTTAGCTAAAGGAACTTATTGGTCACTTGCTGCTCCTACCGTTTCAGAATCTTATTCTAAAGGTAATCGTAGTAATGCTATGGGGCCGGGTAAAATGACTTCTCAGCTTGAGTTTTTCCGTTTCTCTAAAGAAGTTGCTGGTAATATTTCTAATGTTGTTACTAAATATCAGTTTCAGCAAGGAGAAAGTGGCGGTACTACCAATCTTTGGATTGGCGAGGAAATGCGCCAGTTCGGCTTGAACATGAGAATAATGAACGAAGAACGGCTGTGGTTGTCGACCTATAACAGACTTCCTGACGGTACTATTAAACTTAAAGACCGCGATAACGGTAAACCTATTTATCGTACTGCTGGTATGCTTGAGATTTGCCGTGAAAGTAACTTTGATACTTACGGTGAGTTCTTGACGTTGACGAAGCTGGAAAGAACTGTCGGTGACGTTCTTAACCAAGATACCGATGATGGGACAATGGAGATTGTT